AAAGATGGTTGTTATCTTAAATTCAATGCTAAGAGATGGTGTTATGTGGGATACAGATAGCCTCAAAAATTAACTATTGACGCCATAGTCTCTTGTTATATTGCTGGTTCGATCCTGGTTGGAAAGATATACCCTTGAGTAGTCAGAATACAATTTATTCCAGGTCGAGAAAATAAATCATATTTAGGGATATTATTATCAATAGAATAAGTTTCATCGATATCAACTTCGTCTAAGATAAAAGCCAGACCGGTATGTTCACTAAACTCATGAACGATAATATTGGACATATTATAAACAAACTTATAAATATCAAAGCCGAGCTCGATGATAACACCATCACATTTAAGACGAGCTGGTTTACAGAAAGCATCAAGGTTCTCAATAACTTCAAAGCAATCACAAATATCAGTAATTCCAGCAAGTTCTTTGTCTAAGAACTTTTTCTTACTTGCATATTGGGGATGCCCTTCTGGTCTTGTGTTAGTATCGATCAAGTTTTTAAGGCACTTTGCCCAAAAGCTTATTGGAACAATCACATGCTCCGTATGATAGAGCGAAACCTCTGGTTGGAGCGTGACGTAAACTCGTGTTTCCTCTACATCATCTACATGATGCATGTAGTTTCTCATTACCCTTAGAACTCGAAACTCTGGGTATTTTGACAAATTGACATCAAAATTATTGCGCAGTTTATCTGCAATTGAGTGCAACTGAGTCAAGTAAGTAGATAGCGTATTAATATCCCGCTCATCTTTATTTCGCATATCTAACAGTTCATGCTGACTATGGAAATACTTTTTTAATGTAAGTGAAATGTTCATTAGTTCTCTTTATTTGAATAGCAATATAACGCTTTTTATAAGGCTTTTAGCCGCCTTTCATACTCCTATCATGCTGACTTTCCAATTACAGTTCAATTGATAATCAATAGGTTAATGAGATGTAATGGGTATTAGATTGCAAAATGAAGCATAATTTTAAAATGCTTACATCGACACACCCTCGGATAACTATAGGTAAGAGAAGCTTTCATCCAAAAGAAGTTAATTAGCTTCAGTGATAACAAACAATGGGGCAGTAATGAGTTAGCCAAATTGTGCCCCCTAATTACCTTGAATTGTACAGATAAACATTACCATAAAGTTCGACAGAGCTAGAATCCAAAGAAACGTTACAAGACAGTGACGTAATCGAGCTTTAACGTTAATATTAGGCCTACTCCAACCCATCCTTAAAGCGCTGCTCCAATCATGGAGTGGTCATGACATTACAGACTAGCCGAAAGCAAGTGCCAGTCAGTGTAGAGCGCCTTAGCAAACTTGCGCCTAACTGGTCATACGCGAACAACATTCTTAACTTTGGTTGCGGTAAGTTTCCCGACCTAACAGAAGAATGTCTTACTAACTGCCACAAGCATAGCATGACGGTCACTCACTTTGACCCGAGCTCAAAAGCCAAAGGCGTAGTGAGCAATATTGCCGAAATTGACAGCTCAAAACGCCGTTTTTGCGTCATGTTGTGCGCGAACGTGCTTAATATGCACAAAGACCTCGATGCAGCGATCGCAGACATGGCCAAGATTGATTTTGATTGCGCGGTCATTCAAATCTATGAGGGCAACCGATCCGGTAAAGGCCGCAAAACGCGAGACGGCTACCAGCGCAATGAGCCAGTATCGGCTTACCTCCCTATCCTAACGAGCAACTTCCACAAGTTCGATGTGACCTTACACCGAAGTGATAAGTGCATCACTATCGTAAAAGGCCGTAAGTATTACGAGCTGGACGATTTGGAGGACTAAGCATGCAACTGGATGAGACGTTCTTTGAAATCCCATGCGATGTAGTGACATTCGATGGCAAGGTGGAACACACCGAGCTAACCGACATCGATCGTGCGGTGGCTGCTTTTTTCCAGAACGTGCTTGATTCCTTAGTTGTGGCTGACACTAAGCGTCGAGAGAACAGTGAGTTTTCTCGCTTTGTTGGCCGTGATAAGTCGAGAAAGATTTATTACGGCAACTTTACCGATCCAGTGTCATTCCTATCTAAGTTGACAGCCAAACTAGGTGACAAGGTGAAAGCAAACCGTAATGAGCTTTTACCTGTTTGCTATATCACGCGCGATCCGGTGATTGGATTTGTTGATGGCGCGGAGTATGTCGATATTCCTGATTGTGGCAAACTAACCAATGAGAAAGGTCAGCCTTATGCCGTGATTAATAAGTCCTTTGTCGCGCTTACCTACCGCATTAATACACTAGCTTGGAACCAGTCTACACTTAGCCGCCTAGCGCTAGGTTTAATGGTTTGGCTACGTCATACCAAGGGCAAGCGTAAGCATGTATTCAGAGCGAAAACCATGCTCGCGAGTACTGAAATGGAAATCAGCATCGAGATACGTGGCCGTAAAGATGCGATGACCGAACCCGCCGAAGTAGACCATGAAAATACTCGCCTGTTTGCTTCCTCTATCTCTTTTGAAGTGATTGCAGAGGTTTATGAGGCCGAGTCGATCACCGTCCGTCAGGGTGCGATTGGTGTGGGAGGTCGAGTCATTGAGTAACAAAGAATACTTTCTCGCCCAAAAAGTTGTCACCAACGAAAATGACATACCTATCGAGCACATTCATTCGTTTACCTACATTGAGTGTGCTTCGATGGACGGCAACAAGCTGGTTATGGACATTATGGATCAGGCTGCCGTTTATCGGGATGACTACGGGATTAAGCGCGGTTCAGAGATCGAGGTCACGATGGCCGATGTGAACGAGCGAGGCGATCAGGTTTGGATTGAAAAGTTCATTGTGGCCAAGTCCACCAGCGCTGACGGTATGCTTACCGTTCAAGCATTCCAAAAGGACGCGCACCTACTTAAAGAGCCAGTCACAACGCCTCGATTCTTTGTCGAAATGCAGCCTAAAGACATTCTGGCCGAGCTGCTACCCGAGATAAAAATCGAATGTGACAGCTTTGAGCGTGGCGCTACGTACCATTTAAATGCTGGTGGTACTAAGTCTCGCTTAATTCGAACAGTGGCCAGAGATTACGGCTCAGTGGCGTTTATCTGCCGTGGTGTTATGCACTTTAAGTCGCTCAAGAACATGGATATGAGCGAGCAATTCAAGCTGGAACAGTCGAATCCAGAGGAAGCAGAGCACAGCATTGCGAACTACTCCATTATCGGAGAGGAAGCCCTGTTTGAGCGCGTTCTTAACCGTAACTATGCCTCGTGGGATACCGTCGAGGGCTTCCAAGGTGGCCAACGTTCGGGCGCTATGGTCATGGTCAGCGTTCCACAAGCCAAGGCGCTGAATAATCAACACATGGCCATCATCCCTATTTTGGATGTGGAGCTCACCGGAAATACCGCCTTTATGCCTCTTTCGGTGTGCTCAGTGCTATTCCATAAACGGCTACCCGCTACCGAGCTGGATGAATCCATGCCAGAGAAACAAATCATGAACCGTGTCGCCCATTGCCAACGTGGGAACCGGTATCAGTGTCGTATCGAGTTGGGAGTACGCAACCTATGAGCGATTCGTCAGAGAACAGAACACGCACCAACGTCACTAACCGCTTGTTTGGTAGCTATCAGGCCGAAGTGGTAAATACCGTCCATCCGAAAGGCTTGTACATGGTATCCGTTCGCTTGCTTGGTTATTGGGATGCAATCCCCGATAAGGATTTACCTTTTGCCGAGTTTCTACTGCCATTAGGTGCAAAACCGAGTGGTGGCCATGCAGTGCCAGTGGAAAAAGGGGATCTGGTTTGGGTGGATTTTCCTCGTAATGGCGATACCCGTTATCCCCGTATTACCGGATCGCTTTACTACGCGCCTAACTATGAGTCGTACCTACCAAGCGAGGTGAACGGAGAAGCCTATCAGCCTAAACGAGCCGAGGGTGAACCCAAGCCACCAGCCTATGACCGCAAAGATGTGCTCTTTGTGCGATTTGGTTTGCGCGAGCTCATCACGCATCAAGGCGGCTACTCAGTAACGCATACCCAAAGCGGCACGGCCATTGAAATCACACCAGATGGCCAATGTGTTATCCACGTCGAGGGCAATGCGTTTCGCAGCTCAACATGGAACACATTGGAGCAAGTCGGAGGCGCACTAACTATCAAAGTGAAAGGCGATGCGAACATCGAAGCGGGTGGTAATGCAACCGTAAAAGCCTCCGGTAAAGCCAACCTAGAGGGCAATGAAGTGACCATTAAAGCGAGTGGTAACGTCAATATCGATGCTGGTGGCCAGTTCGCTGTTAAGGCTGCCGCAGCTCCATTTACATTAGGGTAATGCACTATGCCAGCCGTAGGAATTGTAGGGAGTGTGGATAGTGGTCATGGTGGCTTTAGTCCAGGTGTTTTTGTTTCTGGCCAGCCACTACTGACCGTGAATGGAATCAATGTATTAGGTACGGGTGATATATCCGTCATGCACGTAAAACCAGATAACCCGCCGCACGTAGGCGTTATTACTGGTCGTTCAAAACTTACTGTTAATGGCGTTCCGGTCGTCGTGGTAGGCGATGCCCTTGGGTGTGGCGCTACGCTGGTAAACGGTAACGACTTGATGACGATTGATTGAGGCAATTTGATGTTAGACACACAAGAGCAAATCGAACAGTTTCGCCAGTTTTTAGACGTAGGCGGCCTTAAGGAAGCGGAGAACCTTACCCGAGGCAAATCCCTTAAGGTGAAGTGTGAAAGCTTGTCAGGGAAGCTATCAGGCTGCGTGAGCGAGGATATTGAGGACTACCAAGGCGCATCGCAGTTAGTGGTAACGCTTAAGGGTTTGAATGACTCAGTGAGCGCAACGGTGGCCACGTTAACGCAATGGAATGAGCACCTAGTGTTGATCACCGATCCAACCGACCTCGAACAAGTGTCTATTGGTGTGAACATCAAACACAAGGTTGATGGTACAGAGGACAACGTACCCGCTCCGAGTATCTTGCCAATTACCAGCAAGGAAGAACTGAAAGCGCTTGAGGCAGTGATCAACGGTCTTTCCGGCCATGTGGATGCAGCCGTATCTCTTATGGCGCAAATCAATACTGCATTAACGCCACCAACAAGCGGCAGTGAGTCAGATAACGGTGCAACCTTACCGCCACCAGACTTGCCGCCGGAACTAGAAAGCCAAGCGAATGCGCTAAACGAGAACATGGCTCCCCTTGCTGGTGGCGTGACCAGCTCAAGCACGGTGATTGACGCAATGATCATTGCGTCGAAAGAGGAACGCACCTTAGCGTTAGGCTACTTCACTAAGGCGATTTCATTTACCATTTGTAGCAACCAGACGAAAAAAACGAGCATCAAAGACGCGACAGAGGAGGTATTTAGACTGTAGAATGTTTTTGTTGCTAACTCCTTTCCTATTCGCACTAGAAAAAAGACAAAATGAGTTATTCAGTTTATTTAAACGCATATGAACTATGCGGATTAATGTCGCTTATCATCGTACTAGCAATTAACCTATTTAGAGCTCGAAACGAGCTTAAATCCACCAAGGCGCAACTATCCTTTGTGATACGCAAAAGCCTCAGTGTTGAGGGAGAATACATGTACGATGGGTGCAGAATGAACGTGATATTTGATGCGGTGCGATACAGCGGAAATCAGTTTTACTTGATGCGTAAAGATCAGGTGATGGCCAGCTTCCACGTAGAACCCTATCGAGTTAATCCTGTTCTTGATTACTTCAAATCAAACAAGATAGAGCCCGTTCAAAACCGACCATAATCCAAGCAAAGCCAGCGTTCGCGCTGGTTTTTTTCTAAATTGCAGGCAAAAAAAAGCCGCGACGTAAGTGTTCGCGGCGCAAGAAGCTATTACAAAGGTTAAAAATGAAGTTTCAACGTTAGTTGACACCAGTCGATTGGGATGCCGATCTGGTAAAGCAAATATATTTCCCATTCCGAACATAGTCAATACATAAGTACATATTAGTTAAGCTAAGTTTTGGAATTTATAAAATGAAAAAAGTCTGTATTGTTGTTGGCCATAGTTTTAAAGATGGCGGTGCTTACAACGAAACATTCGGAATGAATGAGTATGGCTATAATCATCCCCTAGCCAGCTTATTGGCCGCCGAGCTACATAAGCGAGACATTCTTCCAGTGATCATGTATCGAGACACCTACTCACGGATGATCGGTGATGTGAACGAATCGGGCGCTGACTATGCCATCGAGTTACATTGTAACAGCGTGGCCAATAAGTCAGTTCAAGGTTCAGAGACATTGCATTGGCATAAGTCGGACAAGAGTCAAGCACTTGCTCAGCGCCTACAAAAAGCGGTGGCTGGACTTATCGGACAGCGTGATCGTGGCCTTAAGCCTATCTCGAACACTGGTACTGATACTCGCGGTTGGCGTTTCTTGATGAAAACCAAAATGCCAGCCGTGATTTTGGAGCCGTTCTTTTTGTCTAACGACGAGTCGTTACAAAAGGGATTGGAACTGCGCGAAAAGCTAGCCGTAGCACTGGCAGAAGCGTTCGCAGAACACATTAAAGAGAGCAACTAATGATTGGACTAGCAAAAGTGTTTACAAGTAGTCTATTTAAGAGCGCCACCAGCGAGAAAGTAGGTGGCATTATCCACGAACTGACCGAGTTTGGTGATCGTGTGTTTACCAGTGACGAAGAACGCAAAGAGTTTGCCTACAAACTGGCAGAGCTTGAAGCGGCCAGCTCTAACACATTGGTACGTACTGGACGCGCCGCTATGATGTGGAGCATCGCGCTGGTGGTCGTTTATCAACTCATTGTTCGTGACTTTTTGGCCGTTTTCTATGGGGTTGAGCTTCCAAGCTTAGAGACTGACACACAAGAGCTACTAAGCAACGTGTTCGGCTTTTTGGCAGGAACCCTATAACAACTGAAAATTTTTTAAATTTTTTTAGATGCCCTTTCCTATCCCCTTTTCTCTCAACAAAAACACACGATCAACGACATAGAAATCCCCTGTCGTTACCATTCCCACAAAAGCGCACAAAAAGAAATAAATTCATTATATAACAATAAGTTAAACGATATTTTACCCCTATTTTTTTCGAAATAAATCTTAATTACTATCCGAAATTGAGCGAATTTTTACCGCTTTTCAGCGCTTAACCATTCCGAACACAATCAATTAATAATTAAGGTTTATTTACATGGCAGATAAACGTTCTAACTTCAACAAACGCATTGAGGCGATTCATTTAGGCGCTCAAGCAATGCGTAATCTGTGCATCGAATCCCAATTCGATTCACAAACAGGCATGTTTCTAACTGACGACAATTCTCGTGGCGCGGCTATTTTGTCAGCCATTGCGAATGAGCCTATGTTCGAGTCAGTGTCTCAAGAAACAGCGGTTAGCATCGTATCAGGCATGCAGTCTGCGGTGCGAGAATACGAAAAGACTTACGGCCACCTACCTAGTGATGAACTAATGGCATCAGCTCACGCAACTATGCGTAACATGATGACGCTAGAGGGTGCTAAGCGTGATGGCTCAACAGGCGCAATGATGCTTGAGTCTATCGGTCAATCTCTATCAACATCTGAGGGTGTTGAAATTCGTGCGAAGATGGTTGGCCTAGTGCTTCCTGTTCTCCTTGAGACAGCAACACTTGACGCTGTAACCATGATCCCAGCAGGTGCGAACGAAGTTGAGATCTTCAAAGTTTACCGCCGCACTGGCTCAAATTTTGGTGACTTCGCAGCGGGGACTGAAATCGACCAAGCAACGGTTGGCCAATACTCGTCTATGCGTCAGCGCTACAAGTTTGTCTCTGAACAGCAACCAGACGGCACTAAGACAACCCACGTCTTTGACTCTAAGACTGACCTACAACACACCAAGTTTGAAATCCCATTCACGAAGACATCTGTTTCCCTATTTATTAACCATAAACGTGTGGCTCGCGACCTAGACAGCAACGGTAGTCAAATAATGACAGGTACTCACAATGGTATGGTTATTAACTGTCAGATAGACCATGCAAAAGGCAAAGTTACCGTCACTCCAACATCAGCCCTACCAGCAGGGACGATTCTGCACATCGAGTTCGAAGTAGACATTGAAAGACGACCTGACCTGATCCCAACTATCGATCACGACATGGACTCTCGCACACTGCGCCCACGTCAAAACGCAATCGCAGCAGACGCGACTATTCAAGCGATGTTCACAATGCAACGCGAGTTTGGCCAAGATCTGAAATCTCTACAGATGAGCCACATGCGCAACACATTGGCATCGGAAAAAGCGACTCGCCACCTAGTAGATATGGACTTTGCTTGTACGCGCGAAGAAACATTCAATATCTACGTATCGGCTGGTGAAGATTGGCGTCTACATCGTGAACGTCTAAACGAAGTTCTTCTAAACGTTTCTACGAAGATCCTACAAGCGACTCGCACAACTGGCATGACAGGTATCTTTGCTGGTACTGGCGCGTCAACAATCCTTAAGTCTCTTGGTGCTCCATATTTCGTAGCTCCGGCTAACTACCAACAGAAAAACGCTATCCACTACGCAGGTAAGTTGTTCGGCATGTGGAAAGTGTTCGAGTGTCCGGTAGTGATCGGTACGAACGACATGCTTTGTTACGGTCGCGGTTCTTCTCACTCAGAAGCGGGCTACGTAGCAGGTGATGCAATCGCAGCAACCATGTACACGCATCCAATCGGTAAAGGTCTAGTAGCGTCTAACACGCTATACGAACTGGCCTACGGCGAAATCCATCCATTCGACGGAGAAGACTACTTCTACCGCGTGAAACTTATCGATGAAGCTCCTGTAGCAGCAGCGGCATAAGGCAAGTAAGCGGCAGTCTTACGGGCTGCCGCTCTTGGGGGATTCGATGAAAGAAACGATCGTTTTAATCACCAACCACACACCAAAGGAAATCACGGTTCAGGGTCGCGTTATGCCGCCACTGGCCAAAGATTTCCCTCTCTCAGTTTTCAACGTGAACCGCTTCAAACACGAAGTGGAAGCGGCCTATCCAAACGGCCTCGTTTCGGTTCGCCTTGAGCCAACGGTTTTACCAGAAGTTCAAACGAAACCAGACACAGCCACCAGCGACAAAGGCACAGCGCTATCAGCACTTGAGCTAAGCGCGAGCGTTGAAAAAGCACTGATTAACCACGGTGTGACAACGGTTGAGCAACTAACCGAAATGACGAAAGACAACGTGATTGCGGTGAAAGGTATTGCTCAAGCGGGTTTGCAAGAAATTGTAGACCAGCTTGCAGCACAGGATCTAACGCTGAAAGAGACAGAAGATGAGTAAGATTGAATTTTCAATGGATAACGTCTCACAAGTTGCGGTTTCGCCAATTAACGCTGACTCGACACCTAAGCAAGGCACTGGCTCTAACCAGCTAGTGTTTGGCGGTGTGATTGTGTCTCAAAAAGGTAAGCCGTTCGAAGTGATTCCGGTAACGGCGGCTAACTTCCTAGACAAGCTAGGTAAGCCTTACCACTCAAGCCTTGGCAAATTGGCTGACGGCATGCGCGTTCTTGATGAAGCCTTGCGCGGCGGTAATGGCCTTGTGGTTCGTGTCGTACCAAAAACGGCAACCTATCCAGCTATCAAGTTAACCAAACCAGCAGACGAAGTAACGATCACAAATGAAGCGATCAACTACTCGGCTGACCTGTCACTTGAAGATGGCGAATTTTTAGCGATCGCTATCAAAGACGGTGCTCAATCCGACAACCGCTCTATCACGCTTGCGAAAGCAGACGAAGCGACTTACGGCGCTGGCATGTTCACTCTTACCCTAGCGGAAGAACAGGCGGCTGGTGGCTCTGTAGTGCTAGAAGAATGGGTTGTATCCCTAGAGCCTACAGCAGTAGACCAAATGGGTAGCGCTGCGTTTATTGAGACTGTTCTTGAAGAACGTTCGCAGTACCTAACTTGTCGTATCGATGCAGAAGTAGCGAAACGCGAAGTTACTGCAATTGCTCAAACCAAATTCACTGGCGCAACCAACGGCAATATTAGCGACATTACGGCTGAAGATTACCAGAAAGCAGTGAAAGCACTACGCACTACCGTTTACAGCTACAACTACGTTTGTGGTTTGGGCTGCTACGAAACAGCGGTAATCACTGACCTAGCGCAAATCTGTAAAGACAAACGCATTTCTGGCTACTTCGATATTGATCCTCGCCTAACGCACGAAGCGGCATTGGAGTTCAAAAAAGGTCTGAACTTCAACAACCATCGCGCTTCATTCGTGCATATCCCTTACCAAGCTAAGTGTCGTTTCTACGGCAACATGGCGGTATGGGGCGGCTCGGGTATCGGCTTTGCAGCTAAAGCGCTTGGCGTTGCTAAGACCTCTCCGGTCGGCGGTTGGCACTACACACCAGCAGGTGTTGAACGTGCTGTTATCCAACGTACTGGCCTAAAACCAATCCAAGGTGCTGGCGAGCCTAACTACCAAGAAATGTACAAGGCACGTCTAAACAAACTAGGCACAGACGAAAACGGCAACCTGTTTATTGATGACTCCCTAACGTCATCTGCGGCTGAAAACTACCTACGTTTTGAGCAAGTCGTGTCTATTGCTGACGCTATCTCACGCGACTTCTACGCACTAGGTAATCGCCTAAAACACCAACCTGACGGTGCAACGCTTGAGGGTCTAACTGACGGCATGGCCAGCATCCTAGAGGGCTATGAAGCCGTTGGTGCGCTAGTGACACCTCGTAATCCAAATCAAGACGGCGAAAGCGCTTGGACACTGGAAATCAAGCAAGTCGAAATCGACTACTGGAAAGTCACTTGGTCGTTCTGCCCAACTGGCTCAGCGCGTCGAATCCTTGGTGAACCTGTACTAATCCGTTAATCAACAAAAGAGCAAGAATAGAATGAAATCAATGTTTTCTGAGGGTTCTGTTCTTGCTCGCCCATTTGTGATGCCACAAGTGGCCGAGCAGGAACAAACTGAAACTGCATTTTTTGAGTCTGTAACAGAAGACCAACTTCTTGAGTCAATCAACCGTGCATCAACCATCATGGCTCGCCAAGACGCAGCAGCGGCTTGTGTTCAGTGGGTTAACGGTGGTGACAGCTCAATCGACAACCTAGACGCAATGCTATTTGGCATGGCTGGTGGCGATGACGATACCGAGCTAACCGATGGCCAAGTAGCACTATACGAATCGCTACAGGAAGCGGCTAGCGAGTTCATTGCTCAAGTTGGCCAGCCAAAAGAGGGCGACATGCTAGAAGCACTGGAAGATCCAGAAGCAGCAGATCGCATCTTTGAATCCCTAGAGCGTGGCCTAGACAACGTGGACTCAGACGAAGCGATTGCAGAGTTCGCCGTTCGTGAATCCATGATGCTTGAAGCGCTTAAGAAAGTGATCCGTGATGGCAAGGTAACTTACATCAAAACGAATCGCCGTAAGCGCCGTATGAGTGCAGCACAAAAAGCAGCACTTAAGAAAGCGCGCGCGAAAGCTCACAGCTCATCGGCTAAAGCAGCTCGCAAAAAGTCTAACCGCATGCGCGATTCTCGCGGTATGGACAAGTAAGGGTAAGCAATGGCTGTAATTGTCGGCGTACCTAATGATGATGGCGTGTCTATCCACAATAAATGCGCCATTACACAAGTCATAGGCAGTCAAGAGGTTACGGTCATTGGTTACATGACTGATGAGTGTCAGCTTGCCTTTAGAGCGATATGGGAAGCGCCGTTTGAGGGCGATTCCGTGGGTAACATCAATGCCCTAGATAAAACGTCCTCAGTCGCGCAAACCGTGTCGGATAAGACGAGTAAAACACTATGGAACAGTCAGCAAGTTTGGCAAGGAAACGAACCGCCAGAAATCACAGCAACGCTGAAATTTGTCGCGTTCACCGATGCCAAATCAGAGGTTAATGACCCCATTAAATACCTGGCTCAGATGATAAGTCCCGAGCTGCAAAATACTGTTCCAGTCAGTTCCGATGGCCTTGGTGGCCGTGTTCCAAGTGATGCGCGATTCAAGATTGGCAAAGCGCTCAATCTACCCATGCGTATTAGCGAGGTGAGTTATGACATTAACGCACCTAAGACGCGAGACGGGAATTTCGCTTACAACACGGTAACTATTACCGCCGCTCCTAAGCAAATGATTAATCAGTCACAGATTCCAAACCACTTCCAATAGAATAGGTGTAATTATGGCCGGAGCATTTAACGCAAAAGGCGATATGAATTTCTTAAAACAGAGATTCACTAAGAACGTCCAAGCTGGCGAAAAGATGATGGGTACAGAGTTCGAGATGAAAATCGAAGAATACCCTAATCTTAGCGTTTTGGTGCGTTCTACTCAGTTTCCAGCAATGGGTCGTGCAGATGTAGAAGATTTTGGCCAAATGGGCTTGGGCTACATCCAAAATGGTGCCCTTGAGAACAAAGGCGAAATCGCGGTGACGTGCGTAGAAACGATCACAGGTACCGTGCTAGAAATGCTACGTGAGATCGTTCGTGAAAAGAAAATGGTCACTGTCGTTATCGAGTCTACGCCTGAATCAACTAAGGGTAAGGGTGCAACCTCGCATCGATTCCGTTTGGAGCACGTAAAAGTACGTTCAGACGTGATCGACCTATCGACAGAAGATTCAGCAGCACTTGTTAAGCCAGCTATCACACTGCAATACAACTGGGTAGATTTCTAATCGCCAAACCAGCCTATTCCCCACAAAAAGGCCGCCAGTTAGGCGGCTTTTTTGATGCTCTTAAGCTTTGGTTAGCCTATCTTTCAAGTCGGCTGGTGCAATGTAGGTATTCTCGTTGCCATCCCTTGATTTGAACAGCAATTTCAGCTCCACCAGCTTCTCAAGATACTTGCGCGCAGAGGTATGAGACACGTCAAAATCAGACTGAATTTCCTTAACTGAAAAGACACGTCCGGCGGTTTCTAATCCCTTGGCCAGAATCACAATGTGCGGCAGTTTCAACACGCCCTTAAGCTTGGAGTCGTCTAGCAGTTCGCGCACCTCTCTCGTATCTTCGATCTTAGACTTGATGTACTCGTTAAAGCGCTCAATCGCATTGATGATGACCGTTAGCTGGTAGTCCACAAAGTGCGTTAAGTCATTGTCGTCCGTTTCGGTGTAAACGTAGCTTCTAACGTACTTGGTTGGCGCGCTCTTAAGTGGCGCAGAGATCGAGACGTACTTAAAGTTCTCATAACCATGCTTAAGGATGAACCAGTAGAAAAGCGCCCTAGCCGTTCTCCCGTTGTCGTCCATGAATGGGTGAATGTAGCCAATCATGAAGTGCAGAATACAAGCCTTAACGATTGGGTTAATAAAATTGGTGCTGGTGGTATGGTCGGTGTTGGCGAAGTCACATAGTTGCTCGATGAGCTTCAAAACGTGCTCATGTTCTGGCGCTTCATGAATAATATCGCCAGTGGCCACGTCTCTAACCATGACTGCATCCGTTCTGTATTGGCCAGCAACGTGCTCATTCTCTAACACTCCATCGGTGGCGATGCCATTAAACCCGCTAATCAATTCTGGTGTGAGCTCTACATCCTTAAGTTCATCGGCCATCATGATCAAACGCCAGTTATTGATAATCATCCGTTCGGAGTCATCTTTAGGCTCACGTTCTGTTTCAAGCATTTCCTTGGCCACCTTGCGCGTTGTGGCCGCTCCCTCCAATTGAGCGCTGCTAATGGCTTCTTCCATAATCACGCTTTTCACTAGGTGTGCCTTTTTGTCTTGAGCAGATAGCGGCAAATCTTCTAGTTTAAGCTGTTTATCGATGCGGAATAGCTTAGCGTCGAGACTGGCGGCACTAAGCTGGAACGGATTGCCATTTTCATCAACAAGCGAAATGTCGTTAAGGCCACGTCTAATTTTTAGGGCATGCCAAGCGTAGCTCTTTTGGTCGCCTTTAAACTCTTTTGAACGGTACTGGAAGTCATTCCAGTGCAAGTAATTACCGCTACTATCAAACCCGTATTTAATTGGGTCTAGCTTGTTGATTAGCTCTACTACTTTAATAAAATCAGTAGGTTTTGCTGGTGGGAGGCTAACCCCCGCAATCTTTTTGCTCATACCGTGAAACTTTTTCAAAATGTTTAATGAATCCAGTATTACACACAGGCAGTGGGAGTCAATCGCTTATCTATCTTTGAGTTACAAGCGGCGTAATGCTTTGCTGAATAGTTTCAATAGCACGGTGACTTTGCCAAATATCAACAGCGTGTTGGATGTTCAACCAAAAATCGGGCGTAGTCCCGAGCGCAATGGCTAGCTTGGCCGCCATGAGTGGTGTGATGGTAATGTCTCCGCTTATTAAGCCGTCTACAACGCTTTTATCGATACCAAGCGCGCTAGCAAGCTTGCTTTCACTGATCGATAACGGGTCGAGAAATTCTGTTTTTAAGATGGTGCCAACGCCTACAGGTTCGTGCTTTGTTCTTCGCATTTTTGTTGCTCCTTTCACTGCTACCCCAAGCTATCAATATTTTATACCAGTGACCAATCACAAAGTTTGAATCGTATAGCTCAACCTCAACAAGCATATGCTTGACATATGCAAGGCTAGAGCTAAACTTGCCATATGGTCAACATATGCTAATAGGTAGCAACTATGAGAACAGTTTCAATATTCAAAAATGCCAAGAATCAGGCGGTGCGCTTGCCAAAAGACATGGAATATCAGGGCGTAAACGAATTGGAAATCATCAAAAATGGGGATGAGATTATTCTGCGTCCCGTCCGTCCTAATTGGGTTTCGTTTGCTGACTTTGATAAAGCCGATGATGACTTTATGGCTGAACGTCAGGATGTGGTAGCGGATGAGGGGCGTTTTGATTTTGAGTAAGAAAAGTACCTATATGCTCGATACCTGTATCTGTTCTTTCATTATGCGAGAACAGCCAATAACGGTACTAGAAAAACTACAGGCTGTAGTGAGCAAACAAAATCGGATCGTGATTTCGGCAATTACTTATCAGGAAATGCAATATGGCTTGTTAGGGAAAAAAGCATCCCCTAAACACGCTGTACTGGTCGCAGAGTTCCTTAAGCGTGTGGATGAAATTTTGCCGTGGGATAAAGCAGCCGTAGACGCTACCATAGAAGTTAAAAAGAGCCTTATGGCAAATGGGGAGCCAATTGGTAATAACGATTCTGCAATTGCAGGACACGCGATTGCGGCAGGGTGTATTCTTGTTACCAATAACACAAGAGAGTTTTCTAGGGTTGCAGACTTGAAGCTGGAAGATTGGGTTCATTAAAGCTCTAAGTAAAAACCGCCTTATCTGGCGGTTTTTACTTATCTGGTAACTCAATATCACCTATCGCGCGCCCTATCGCTTTGAGTTAAGATTCACCAAGCCTATCCCCTATCTCAAAATGCGCCGCCACTACCGGAGCGGCCATGACACCGATTGAACTACTCGAAGACGTGAAAGCGAGATTCCCCATCTTGCTCCACGACGACGAAAAGGCGCTGTTAAGCCTACTGCGTAAAGCGCTGGCCAAGTACCAAGAGATTGCCGGATTTACCACTAAAATCCGCATCCAACAAAGCGACTTAGCCGATAGCAATCAGTTTGAATTACCGTCCGACTTTGCTGCAAGGCTGGTGGTCAAAGATGACCGTGGCCGTTATGTGCGTAGCGAGGTTTGGGGCAACGTTCTTGAACTGAAATTAACGGGCGCAGAAACATTCCCACTGACATTGATGTACATGCAAAACGTACTCAATGAGCCGTTTGATTCGTTCCAGCTTCCAACGCCGTGCATTAGCTTGCTTGGCGATTATCTGGAATTGCTGATCACTATCCCGAACGCAGAGCGTCAACGCCGTATTGCCATCGCTGGCAAGTTGGATGTGACCGATATTGCTGCCGAACCTGATCTAGCCGCACGTAAAGCCGAGATTGAAAACTCAATGCGCGCGAACCGTGCCATTGTTCCACCAGTATCGTTGCTCTAAGCGAGGCGGCTATGAATCCATACATGCAGCTCGCCAAACGCGCGACCAATAACTTTATGAATAAGCCGTGGCTGCAAGGCTGGCAATGGGCGGTAGAAATCGACTCGCCGGACGCGCCAACGGACTTTGATATTTACGTAAAGGATATTGATTTTGGTGCTGGCTCTATCGATGCGGATTCATTCCAAGTCGGTTCTGGCTCGATTGCGCAGCCTACATACAGCAGCGTTGGCGAAATCACGCTAACGGTTCGTGATGACCAAAACCTGACTATCTCCAAGTGGTTTGAAAGCCGAATCAAGAAAGTGAGAAACCAAGACGGCACACTCAACATCCCCAAAGAGTACGTGTTCAAAATCAACATATTCACGCTCAATGAGGACGGAAAAAAGTCACTCTATAAGAGCTATCAAGTCTTTCCTACCAAGATTGGCAACGTGATGTTTTCACGCGAAAACGGCAACCAGATCCAGTCATTCCCGCTCATTCTCCAAAAATTTATGTCTGTAGGTAACAAGGTACTGTAATGCACATTCCATCATTTCCACTACCAAGTAACATTTCAGAAGTGATTGAGTTTCGAGTCCCAACCGTGGAAGACGCTCTATTGTTCTGCGACCTCAACGAGTACCAAGAGGAAGCCAATACAACTCGCTATCTGAACCACATGCAAGACACCAGTAAGCGCCCTATGAGTGATAGCGGCCTATGGACTGGTGAAGATCGCCGCGCAGCATTGTGGTGGATTTTTATGTCCACCAGCGAGCTAGGCACTATTCCCTTTAGCTATGAGTGCGAGCACTGCAAAGAAACTCACTATCTCGATCTCAATATGGGCGAGCTAATGGAATCGGCCAAAGCGCTCAATGGATTGCCAAAACAAGAGATCACCTTAAGCGTGAAAGGCAAGTCATACCTAGCGAACGTGAAACCACTAACCGGTTACGAAGCGGAGCAACTTGAGAACATTCGCAATGAGCGCGACCAGTACGAACCGGACAGCGCTGAATGGAAGCAGCAAGCGAATCACATGGCGCTCACTGAGTTGGCCTACTGCCTAACGTTCGAAGATCAACCCAAAGACCAAGACGATGCCCTAGTGTGGAAAATCGACCTATTGAAATCGATGTACCTCAACACGGAATTTCGTGTGGCCTTTGCCAAGGTTGAAAAGTGCCTACGCAATGCGCGTCACGGATTGCTCACCAAGTACGACGAGGGGCGTTACTACCTAGTCGCCACCATTCCGCAGTGCCAGAAAGTTATCGAGCAAGGAGGTGAAGCAACTCGAACGTTGCTCTTACCCTTTCGGCATAACGACTTCATTACAACGTTTTGATTACGTTGGCTGGAACGTACTGATTGAGAACTTAACGATCTACGGTGGCCAGCCTATCGATGCGGTATTCAAAACACCTCAAACGATGGCCATAAGCCTAGATAAAGCGCTCCAAGACAAGGTGAAAAATGGACAGAAACCAACAAGAGGTTGATCTTTCACTGGTTGTTGATGCAGTGAAGCGAGCCAGTGACAAAGAGCTGACCGTGCTATCTGAGATTAGTCGCAAACTCGATGGCAAGACTCTACCAACGAGCCAACAAAAGGCCGTCCTTGCAGTGGATACAAAGGGCATCGAAAAGGCGGTAACTAAGGGCGTTTCCAATGCCTCTCATAACGTCTCTACCATTCCGAGCGTTAATCCACAAAAAGAATTAAAACAACAATCAAGCGGCACACCTAAACCAAGTGCAACCAAGACCAAGCGTACAGGTGAAATTGAGTTGTCATTTGCGCCTAGTCAGTCAGCAGAAACACAAGCCAAGCCGGACGCCAAAGCGATCGAGCAAAGCAGCTCTGTAAGTGGCGTAAAGTCGATTGCTGACACGCTGAAAAGCGAGGACGCGCGCGAGCCAGTAAAACAAGCGCCTGTTGTCGTGAATGTAGAAGCGCCAGAATCCAATTCTGAACGTTTGGATACCTCAATCCTTGATGATGTAACAGAGAAGCTAGAAAAGGTCGTCTCTGACGCACTGGCAGAGTTTGAGGGCTATTGGGAAGACGCTAACGGCAAGCTTCGACGCTCCGATGGCCGCTATGCGAGTAAGCAAGAGCAATCGGCTTACAAGAACGCTCAGCAAACGGCATTAGAGCGCAAGATTGAAAAGCAAACCGACACGGAAAAGGAAAGCCAGAACGTTTTTGCCAAGGTGGCCACCAGCCTTAATCAACTGGCTATCAATAACGTGAAAGAGTTCCTACAGGAAGAAAACGACGCGACCGATGCGGCTGGCGCTGCGGCTGGTGGTTCGTTCTTCTACTCCGCTAAAGAGCTTTATCACTTAGAGCAAGACGCTAAAGAAGCATTGGATAATGTGACCGAAAAGGCCACTTCAACCAAGGACAAGCTTAAAGAATCGAAACTAGGCCGACTCTTTACCCGAGGCAAACAAGCGCCAGAGGCAGACAGTCAGGCCGTCACAGCCATAGAGACAGTTAGCCATGAACAACTATCAGCGACAAAAGATTCGTTCGAGACAAGCCATTCAACGCAAATTACGCCTAGTGATCGACCTAACCGTGATGGTGCTAGGGGTAACGATCCTGTCAATCTTGCTAGGGGCGATTCTAGCCGGATAAGCAAGGCCAGTGAGCTAACAAGCACCAAAGATCAGAGCTACCGAGCAAACATGCTTGAGGTATTGCACGAGTCCAGTGCTGATCGTGAACGCCAGTTTGATGATGTGCTAGACAAGCTCGATGATCTGATTTCGGCAACCAAAGCAGCGGGGAACGATGGCCAAGGCGGTTTATTTGACTTGGCTGGCGATATGTTTGAACGCCGCAGTGGTCGTAAAGCTGGCGGTAAGCGTGGCCGAGTTAAATCGGTAATGTCGGGGATTGGCAGTAAAGCCTCAAGCGTGGCCAGCAAAGGCGCATCGATGGCGGGTGCCGCTTTTAAGGGCATGTCTAAAGTCGGCTCCGTTGCTGGTAAGGCAATTCCTTTCCTTGCTCCGGCTTTAATGGCCTACGAAGCGTTTAGCGGATTTACAGACCAAGACAAGCAGAAAGAGACGTTCAACCTCAAAGATGGCCAAGAGGCGACAACTGGCCAGAAAAGCTCAATGGCATTGGCGAACGTGCTCGATTTGGGTGGCCTAGTCAGTGGCGGTGCTGGTTTGCTTGGTTCGGCGCTTGGGGCGTTCGGTTTTGATGGCGCTAAGGAAGCATTAACCTTTGATTCTGGCGATATGGCCAAAGGCATTTACAAGCTATTTGGCGGTGAGGTTGAGGACGACAAAGAGGCTAAGGATTCTAAGGCTGAGAAAGCTCAACCGGAGAAAGAAGAACACCTTAAGAGCGCCGAAGCCTACCACACAGCTAAAGTGTCCGGCGACGAGAAAACCATGCGCGAACTTGATGCGAAAAACTCAACTCAAGTGACCTCTCAAGAGGTATCGCAAAAGGCCAGCGAGCAAGACATTAGCTACAAAGAAGCTTACTTAGCTGTAAAAAGAGAAAAACGCATTAGCCAGGACAAACGTGTGCAAGTGGCTAATGAAACGGGCATGGATATGTCCGGTATGGTCGAACATCCCGAGCTTGGCCAAGTTTACTCGCCAGATAAGAAAGCCGAACAAGTGGCCGCTGTCGATGCGGAGATCAAACGCCGTAAAGAAGCCGAGGCCGTAGCTGCACTAACCAAGGCTGCAAACAACACGCAAACCAACAGCGTGACCACTGCCAGCCATGAATCATCCATCAATACCGAGCTAAGTAACCAGAAAACGGATGCTCAATCCGTGGTGAAAGTGGATACCGAAAACACCTCGAATAAGACGGTTGCGACTCAATCATCCATCCAACGCAATGAGCGAGTTAGCGAGCTGCAAGCACAGGCAGCAATGAAAGACCTCAAAGAGAGCGGTAAGCCTCAAACCGTGGAACTTAGCAAGCATTCACTGGATGCCATTGGGCGCGCGGTTAGCGGCAGTGATAACAACAAACCAACCACTATCTTTGCAGCGCCTAACGGCAGCTCAAGCAAAGACAAGCCAGCCTCATCCACTAAGGCTAGTGGCTCTATTCCTCTCAACTTTGATGACCGTTCGTTACAGCGTCAAAGCGCTGATATGGAGTGATAGATGAGCCAAGAAATTGATTACTTACTACGGGTCGATATTGACGGTGTAAAAGTAGCCGATGAGAAACACGCGATCGTTGCGCGCGTCTCTGAATGGCTCGATACACCTCAAGGCCAAGTTTGGGGCGCTCCAAAATGGGGCAACAGATTAGGGGCATACAAGCATGAACCAATAAACGAAACCACAGCAGCAGCTATCGAAAACTCAATCCTATTAACCCTCCCAATTGACGTGAAAGACGCGGTGGTTCAAGGCATTGCCGTAGAGCCAAGCGTGAACGGTATCGATGCCTACAAATTGACGATCGTTGTGAACGGTCAAACGTTGGAGAGAGGTATTACGTTTTGAGTAAGTTAGAAGAAGTCAAAAAGACCTTTGACGAGTCGATCGCTGGTTCAAGCTGGTGGTCACGTCATATTGGTTCGCAGTTCGTTGACTACCTTTGCTTATTTGTGGCCAAGATTGTTGAACGTATGGCAGCAATCAGTAGCCGTGCATTGCAAGAATCTTATTTGACGCTAGCCACTAAACGCACCTCCATTTTGGCGGGTTCTGAAACTGAGGGCTATGTAGGCCGAAAAGCAGCGCCATCGAAAGGCCGTGCGCTAGTGACCAATACTGGAACAAAGCGCGTAACCTTGCCGAAATACAGCCAATGCGTTGCTGACAATCAATTGCGCTATACGCTAATGGAAGCCATTGATTTGATGCCGCAAGAAAGCGCCGCAGTAGAGGTGCAACAGTTCGAAGTGTCCAAAATGACCTACACGGTCGATGAGGGACAGAACTGGTTGGCCGTGGCGTTCCCTCAAGAGCTGACTAAGCGTATTCATAACATCATCGTGCGCGTGAACGGCGAGCAATGGACGCACGTTTTTAAGTTTCGCAATACGGACGGCAAATCCAAAGCCTACATGGAATATTACAAGCCAACCGACCAGCTAGGCGTTCGCTTTGGTAACAATAATAACGGTCGCGCGCCAGCGACAGGTGATGTAATTGAGTTTGAGCTATGGCTGACTAATGGTGTAACTACCCTACTCGATGCGCAGCCTTTAGAGCTTATCGATATAGGGATTCAAAGCGCCTATAAAGACCAGCTCTCAATCAAAACGTCCACCAGCATTATCGGCGGTGCTGAGCCAGAAGACATTGAATCGATCCGAAACAACGCCCTTTACTCGCCAATCTATGACGAGCAGATTGCGTGGGACTCGGATTACATGACCTTTGTTAAGCGTAATGTTTCGGGTGTTACTTGGTTGTCCATTTGGGGCGAAGCAGATCAGGAAAAACTCACTGGAAAACCTGACGTTCGTAACATCAATACCATTTTCATTTGCGCTTATTCTGCCGATAAGCCCGACGAGATTTTGTATAAGGAAATACAAGAACTATTCGCTGGCCGTGAGGGCTACAACGAACGCTATGAAATGGTGGAACGTAAAGACGAGCCTTTCACTGTAGCGATTACTGGCAAGCTTTATCCAAGCTCAAATCCAGAATGGGCGACAAAGGTACTAGCCGATGCGTTAAATGAGAAATTTGGCAAACAGATAAGTCGCAATGACCGCATTACCAAAAACCAAATTTGGGACGCCATCCAAGAGCTCAACGTAACTTTGGGTATTAAAGAGTTTGAGGTTGATGTCGTTGGGATTCTTGACCGCATCCCTATTGATACTTACCACTATTTAGACGTGAGTGCGTCAACCATTCAACTTAACTTCGATTACTCATAGAAGTTTTCGCATGCGAGAACTTTTTCGCACGGAGCATGAAAAACACGGATGTTTTCGCATGCGAGAACTTTTACACCAATAAGGAAAAAAATATGGCATTTGGAGACTTTAGAAAATGGCTATCTGGCCAGCTAACCAAGGCGCGTCAAAAGGAAACCGCTTGGGTAGATTTAGCAAGCGCGATCGCAGAGTCAATTGAAGCGCACGTAGAGTCATACATTGAAAAGCTTAAAGCGCGTTCTTCACTGTACGAAATGGACAAAGAATCGCTGCTAGAAGACATTAAAGAGCTGCGAAAAATCTTCCCACTAGGCGAAGTGGCCGATGAGGACTTGCCACACGTTGTGATGCAGCGTAAGGACGAAATACACTTTAAAAAGACCATTTACCCACTTATCTCAACGCTCGCGCGTGAATTTAAAGGGCTACGTGTTAAGTGGGAACGAATCTACGCGCCAGTAGATCAAGACCGATTCCCATACGGCACGTTCTTAGTTCCCGAGTCAGAGTTAGAGCTGCAAAACGGATTAAACCCGAGCGACTTTTTCCTGACCAGTCGCGGCGCTATTCGCATCCCTTTGAACGACATTGCAGGTGAGGATGGTATTACCGAGGAAGCCATTCGAGCATTCGAAGCAAAGATTAAGCGAGTGGTGCATCCTCTTATCCCATTACGTATTGTTTTAGATGGCCAATTGTATTCTATTGAATTTGAAGTCATGGATATGGTGGAAATACCTAACTATTCTGACCATGTTACGGTTGGAAAACAGACCACGACCGATATAGAATCAACACCGAGCTATAAACAGGATTTTGTTCAGACTGGAACGACGACACAGGAAGAACGCCCTGTTAGCCCTATGTATGGTACACCTAGAATGGATGCGATCCCCTTAGATGCGATCTCCATTGATAGACGGTACTATTAACCCTATTCCTATTCCCCGTCCCATTAAAGCGCCACGACTTATACGAGGTCGTAAAGGTGCTTACACAAAAAGTAGTCCTATCGCAGTGTGAACTGCTTAACCGTTATTACGACGAACGCGCCTTGTCGTCGTTGCCTACCAATGGTACTGAGCCTTATTTCCAATTTGGCGATCTTGAATGGGGTTTTGACCTTATCCAAGAAATTGAGGGCAAGCCTAGCTGCATGCCTATCCCACTGGATAAGACAACCGTTGAAAACGTGTTTTACCGTTCTAAGGCGAACTACGCCTATGTGAACGGCAATATCGTAATCACGGCAAACTTGCCAGCGGGTACGCTAGCAGAAGATGAACAATACCAGTTCTCTTGCGTCGGCGTGAAAGATGCGAGCGGCGGTCTGATTCTAGTGGCTGTCACTCAACCAGTTTGGATCTACTCTGACCGTGGTCTATCGATAGAAATCGTGATTAACACGGCTCGCACGGATAGCGCTCAATTGGCGCAGGTAGGTGCCTAATGAGTCGCCCAAACTTCGAAGAAACGATCATCATCCCGCCACTGCTAACGGACTGGCAAGCACTACCGCTTATCACCGATACACAGTACCTAGAACCACTGGCCAGTAACAGCCTAAACCGTAAGTTTTACGGCATCGTTCGCGCTGGTATTTTCCGTGGCTTTGAATGTGCTCCGGCTGGTGGAATGAAACTGCGTGTGAGCAGTGGTGAACAATTTGGCGTGGCGTTAGTTGAGCGCGACGACTATGTGTTAACCGTTCGACAACAACACGATGTTGATGTGGAGATTCCGGCTGGTGCCACTTCTTATGTGGTGCTCGAAGCGTTCTATAAGTTTGGCGTAAAGACAAAACAAGTCGATTTAGCGTCAGACATTGAAGCGTCCGAAATTAAGGTGCTTCCGCAGGAAGCGGTTGAAGATCATCATTTGATATTGTGTCGCGCTACCGTGCCAGATGGCGTTACCCAACTCAAAAGTGAACACCTTAACTTTGATGATCGTGAACAAGGCGGTTATGACCTACAAGGTCACGTTTCACATCCCGATCCACATAAGCAATATGCGATGCGCGCCGAAGCCGATGCGCACTACGCTGACCGTGAAAATCCGCACCACGTAACCAAGGCGCAAGTTGGCCTTGGCTTGGTAAACAACTGGGACGCAACCAGTGAGATAAACGTAGATAACGATCAGCTGTATGCTACAGCGAGAGCAATCAAGTTAGTCCACGACAAAGCCGTTGCCGCCTACAACAAATCGGTTGAGCATTGGCCATACATTGCGTCTGGTGGTGAAACAAAAATCGCATTGCCTTACGAGGTGCCAGAAGTAGATTCATTGTCTATCCAAGGTATCGTGCAAACCAAAGATAGTGCTTGGCAGTTTCTAAAAGACACTAACGAAGTTGAAGTAGCCGAACCACTTGAAACGGGTGATGAAGTGGTGATTACTCTTGGTGTTCCATCATTAAGCTCAAGCTCCATCATTGCAGAGCTTCAAGAGCACATCGATAACCTTGAATCTATCATCAACAGCGGCGCTACTGGCTCGCCTATGGAAGTATTCCATAGCCACTTCCCTAATACCTCGAACACATTCGCTATCCCGCCAGCATTTGCAGAGCGCGCGATTAAGCTTGTGTTCCTACAAGGTGTACAGCAATCAAAAGATATTGCTTACACCATTGTGCCGGACACTGGTGTTATCCAGTTTGTTGACGAAATTGCAGCAGGAACGGAGATCACCTTGGTCGGCTAATCAGTTTCTACATTCCCCCAAAACCTATTCCCCATAAATGCCCTTTTTACTAACAACGAAAATTGGATCTTTTATGGCTACACAAAACAAATTAACTCGCATTAACCGTCTCGTTTCTGATCTTTCAGCTCAAGACGTTGGTGCATTACCAGCGGGTGCTCGCGCAACAGACTCATCAAAACTTGAGGGAAAAACCAAGGCGCAAGTTGTCAGTGAAGCGCGTGCGAATCTTGTCCCAACTTCTCGCACTATCAATAACAAACCACTAACGGGCGATGTGACTCTGACTCACTCAGATGTGGGCGCAGCGCCAGCAAGCCACACTCACGACTACATCCCTAATAACAAGAAAGGCGTTGCAGATGGCGTGGCTACGCTAGATAGCACAGGTAAGATCCCACAAGGCCAATTGCCAGCTATCGCAATCAAAGAAACGTTCCCTGTTAAATCAGAAGCGGAAATGCTTGCTCTTACAGCACAAGAGGGTGATATGGCAATCCGTTCGGATCTGCGTAAATCATTCGTTCTTATGCGCCAACCAGCAAGCACACTAGCGAACTGGCAAGAGCTGTTAACGCCAACAGATGCGGTTTCATCTGTTAACGGCCAGCGCGGTAACGTAGTGCTTGAAGCTACAGACGTAGGTGCTGAACCAGCGTTTAGCAAAAATACAGCATTTAACAAAAACTTCGGCACTAGCGCTGGCACGGTTATGCAGGGTAATGACTCTCGTATTGTTAATGCAGTGCCAAAGACTCGTACCATCAACGGTCACGCGCTAAGCGCAAACGTCGAGCTAACAGCAGAAGACGTGGGCGCACTAGACGCTGGCGCAACTGCCGTTAACGCAGCGAAGCTTGAGAACACCACTAAATCGCAAATCATTTCACAAGCGCGTAGCGGTCTAGCGGCTAGCGGCGCGTCATACACCAAAGCGGAATCTGACGGTAAATATGCAACCAAAGATAGTCTAGGCGCTTCCATCAAAGACGCGATCCGAACGGTGGATATTACTGTCGAAGCTGCATCAACTACGGTCACTCTGCCAGCGGGTACAGTCTCAGCAATCCTTGTTCTAAGTGTGTGCGGCGTAATGCAGAACGCAGGTGTATGGAGTCTATCTGGTAACACAATCACGTTCGGTGAACAGCTACAAGCTGGCGACATCGTGACGGTTATCGGCTTCAAGTAAACATGACCTTTCCTTTCCTACTTCCCCATTAACGATGTGCTCCGGCGCTTTGTCGGAGTTGCTGGTCAATGAATTGAGAAAGGCATATTTCTGAATGGCATTAAAAAAATTGACTCAAGTTGGTGGTAGTCCAGCTCGAAAATTGCGTGAAGAAATCACGACAAAAGTGGATGAGCACGCTAGCAATAAAACGAACCCGCACGGAGTCACAAAGGCACAAGTAGGCTTAAGCAACGTACCAAACTATCCAGCCACCAGCTCGGTATCAGACACGTCCAACAGTAAACTGGCGACCGCTGGTGCTGTTAAACAGGCATACGACAAAGGCGTTGATGGTTTAAATCGCGGTAACGCAGCTTATGACCGCGCAGAGCAAGCAGAGACAAACGCGAACAAGCACACCGACGAACGTATCAGCACTTTGATTGGTGGTGCGCCAGCAGAAGCGCTAGACACAATCAAAGAGCTAGGTGATGCGTTAATGGATCAAGAAGATGCGGTAGCGGCCATTACAACCAATATCGCTCAACACAAATCCGACACATCAAACCCACACAAGGTGACAAAAGCTCAAGTTGGCTTATCCAACGTGCCTAACTACGCATTCACAGCGGCGATTAATGATGCCAGTGATGTGAAATTTGCGGCAGCAGGTGCCGTTAAGAAAGCGTATGACCTTGCAGCATCGAAAATGACACAAGCGCAAGCCGATGGCCGCTACCTAAAACAGTCTGGTGGTACACTGACTGGTGGCCTAACCATTGATGAGGGCAGTTCCAATGTCTCTCAATTGCATTTAGGCCATGCAGGTAAGCGATTCCATGTAGAAACGAAAACCGATGGCACATTTGACATTGTAGAGAGTGACGTTTCAAGTCGATTGAAGATCCGCAAAGGTGGTGAAACAACGCTATACGGCTCAATGAACGCAACAGAGTCGGTTTCTTCTAACCGTAGTGTTGAAGTGCAAGGTACGCGCTCAGGAAATAGCGTTCCCGCGAGCGAGCAAGTTAAGCTGGATGGCTATGGAGTGATTGGTAATCGCCGTGCTGTTTACTTTACTAACGGCTCTAATTCATCTGATGCTTACGTTCAAATAGGGGTTGGTGGCGCTCACAATGGAGGGGATGCTAAGTTAGACCTGACTCGCTCCAAGCTTCATTCCACCGTCCCTATCGAAGTTCAAGGACAAAAAGTTGTCACAGAGGCATTCAACCGCACAGAGGTTGTGCGCACCTCTTTAGGTAGTGACAACTCTTGGTGTTTGGTTGCCAATGTAACGATGCCTCAATCAAGCTCTACTGCGGTTATTGAGCTCTTTGGTGGTGCTGGCTTTAACGTCAATCTGCATTATCAATCATCACGACATCAAATGATTCTGCGAGCCAGTAATAACAACCCTAAAGGCCTAAATGGCCAAGTGATCACAGACCATCCTAGCGGCTTGCCATTTAGTGAGTTTGGCTGGGTGAATACATCGGGTGACAATTACGCAATCTATGTGAAAACACGTAGTGCCTACAGTACGAACATCCTAATTCGATACATGTGTAGTCACACAATTACGCCTTACGTTAGCAACAAAGGTGCGACTGAGCCATCGGGTATTGTTAAAGGGCGAATGGTCACTAGCTATACGTCTTACAATAAAGACTTAGGGGCAATTAACTCTGTTGACGGAAAGGGTTTAGAACTTGATTACTCTACAAAGAAAACTTGGATTGGTTCTCGTAATTCTTCTTGGTGCCACATCCAAACGGAGGCAACGAGTGGTTTCTATTTCTACAATCCCATCGTAGCTTCTTCGGGTCTAAATATAAATTTGAACCAAACCTTGGATTTTGGTGGTAAGACAGGTGTTAGAGCTACAGATGGTTCTTGGCTTCGCATCAATGACTTAGGAGCATTTGGTGCTGGTGTCTTTTTCGGTAGCTCATTGGTTCGTACTGATGGACAGTTTACTTCTGGTTCTTGGCATTCCAAAGCAAAGGCAGCTCGTGTAGCTCCTAACTTCTATGATGGTACTTGGGGTGGTAACGGTTATGCTGCTTACAGTGTTAATGTGCCAGACAGTGTAGGTGCTCATTGGGCTTTTGCCTCTTACTACGATGGAACTAACATTCGTGCTGGTATTCAGATTCTTACTAACTCTGATGGTCGGATTAGATTATACACTAACCGTAGAAGCAAGTATGTCGAGGTATATAGTGGCAACGTATATGCGGGTGCGCCTCAAAGCTCGGCGGGTCACTCATTAGCGCGCAAGGATTACGTAGACTCTAAAGTTGCTTCTTTGAACCGTAGCGGTGAGTCTGCTATTGGTAGCGGAGGACAGTTAAGGGCGGGAAATATCACAATTGGCTCAACCACATGGGAATACAAGGATTGGATAGGCCATTATCTCGATCCGTTTGATTTGGTTGCATACAATACTCCGGTGTCAGGGTTTGATATTCGTGTTGCAGGTTATTACGACATTCAATGGACTCCGATACGACGACGAAATGCCGTGAATGACTCGATTGTTTACTCAGCCATTACTAAGAACGGCGTTATCATTTCAGAGTCAGAGAGCTTGTCTAACGACTATTGTGCATCCACGATCACTTGTCGATGGGTTGGGAAGCTAAATCGCGGCGATTTAATTCAGTTCCTAGACAGGGGCGCGTCAACGGCGGTTAAGGGTTCGCATTTCTCGATCCGCTACATCAAGCCATAACCATCAATCTAAGGGACACGATGCTGTCCCTTTTTTGCAAAGTTTTCGCATGCGAGAACTTTAAAACATGTCATTCCCTAAAGTTTTCGCATGCGAAAACATGGGCGCATATTGATGCGAAAGCCAATATTTATATAATCTGCCTTGTCAAACATCGATTCGACTCGACTATCCTCGTTGTAAGTTTTGTTTGCGTTGCCGCGCAACAAAACGCTTGGACTTGCCTCTCGCCTACCTTTTGGGTGAGAGGCTTCTTTTTTATATAGGCTCTTGAAATCTAAATTTTTTCCGCAAACCAGCCCTATTTAATACCTATTCAAAAGTAAGTAACGCCCGTCTATTGAGCAAAAGACATAATTCCGAATACACTCGCTAGGTAACATATAAAAGGGGGATTTAATGCCAGTGTCAGTTGTTGGTGAGAGCTTTGCGATTAGCGTACTGGCTCTATCTGTCCTCAGTGGTGTTGGGTCATATCTCCAAGGCATACGCGAGCAACGTTTGGCTGGTGGATTCCTTGATTTTTTAACCGAGCTAACGCTGGCGTTGGTGGTCGGTTTGATAGTCGCTTACTTGTGTGAAAGCGAGGGGGTGGAGGCTGGTTACACCAGCGCGCTTGTCCTCATTGCGTCGAACAACGGAGCAGACTCGATCAACTTTATCCGCAAGCTGACTAGCCAAACGTTAGCGAGATTTTTTAATACCGGAGGGCAAAGCAAATGATGGCATTTGCAGTGATTGGCCTAGCCATTGCTGACCGATTTTTGCTTAAACGAAACGCAGTAAGAATACTGCATGCAAACCAGATGGACGATCCCGATGTGATTCGATTCGTTCTTGGTTATCAATCTCAGCGAGCCATAACGAGTGGGACTTTAACCTATTCGTTGCGCAGTAAGAAACGACCAAAAGCCGTCATTACTCGCACACGTAAGCTCGACTTTTCACACGCCGGAAATAACAGCGAATACCTAACGTTCGACCGCAAATTGCTTGAACGTGAAGCAGGGGAAAAGCTACACGGCGAGTGGATTCTGGACGTGAAGATTGAGCGCTCCTGTTCCCTAATCAATCCGCTATACAAAATCTTCCCTACCTGTACGACATATTCAGAGGAATTTGAAATTGCGTAACAACAGCAAGTTTGCACTAGACCAGTCGCACAACTATGTGGTGGTCGATTTTGACAACGTGACCGAACGCGGCCTTAAGAGTCTGATCACTGCGTTAAAACAAGCGGGTGCGACTGTTACAGACGTAGAAGCCTCGAACAAGAAAACGAGACGAGACGGCGAGACAGTAAAACGCGCCAAACTGTTCTTTGATAATGGCCAGTCCATGACGCTGTTTGTGGGTGATGAGGGTGACATTTTCCAAATGACACTGAACAACACGAAACAGCCTATCCCAAGCGTGAAGAACGAGCGCGAGCTTGCGCGTGAAATGGTTCGCCTAATGGAGCGCAACCAAAGCAAGTTTGACAAGCAAGTGGCTCGCAAAGCGGCACAGGCCGTTAAAGACACCTCAGACATTCAACCAGCCACACGTTCTATTGCTAAGCGATTGGAAGAAGCCAAGGCAGCCGAGCAGGTTGCACAATCCAATTACACCAACGCCCTAGCCGCTCGGGACAGTGTTCGCACGAAGTTGGAAGAAGACCAACGCCGTGTAGCCGATCTTGAAGCTGCATTAGAGCAAGAGAAGCAAGAAACCAAGGAACTTGAAGCGCAATTAGAGGCGGCAAAGTCTTGATGTTTACCAGTCAAAATCAAATCAAGATTGTGGATCGCATCGACCATCTAGCTAAAACGCTAACACCGGAGCAAATCGAAGCGGTACTGCAAGGTGAAAACGCCGACCAAATCCTAGAAGCACTATCGCTTGAGGATTTGGAAAACACTTACCTATACCAGTGCAAACCAGTGCCTCAAATGATGCTAGAGGCGTTCAAATCAAAAGCGTCAAAGCTTGAGTTTCGTGCTCAGCAATTTGGTAAGCACTTGGAACGTAAAACGCCTACGCTATCGGTAGAAGCTGTAGAAGTGGGTAAACCGCGCAAATCTGGTGCGGTCGCTGTTCAAATGGTGAAAATCCCATTCTCGGATGGCCAGAGCATTTCTATTGCGTTCCATGCGCCGGATAACGATCCGCTAAAAATCAATCCAGATGACACGCTAATCGCGTTCCGCTTCCTAATGAACTCGCGCGATATTACTCACGTAGTCGCGCCAAAAGGCAACATGGATTTGTCTCTTAAGGAAGTGACCAACAAGCTAGCGCAGTTGCTTGAAAACAACAGTGAGAAATTTGTCGCTGCTAAGGCCAAGAAAGACGCTGACAAGAAAGCATTGGAAGAAGCGCAACAAAAGGCACAAGAACTTGATGAACAAGCTGCGCAACTAGGCGAAGAAGCTACCGAATTGGAACAAAAGCTCGATGAGCTGGCCAAGAAAGAGAAGCGCTTGGAAACTCAGATCGCTACGCAGAACGAAATCCAAGAAGAACTACGCAAACAGCTTGCTGCTATCAAGCCAGCAGCAAATACAGCAACGAAAAATGTAAACGCTGGTGGCAGTTCGTCTCAAGTGATCGAGCAATGGGACGCTTCATGGACTAAGCAAGAGAAGCGCGACTTCATCATTAACCGTGCTTTCAATGGCGATCTTGATGCCTTTGTTAAGCAGCTAAGCCAAGAGTTTAAAGACTCATTAGAGTTTGCAGGTGCAGCAAATCAAAACGTTTCTAGCACTTATTCAGAGTCGTACATCAATGATGTGATTTATGACCTCGATAAAGGTGCTATGACGGTATCAGAGCTTGCCGAGGCTAAAGAATACATCCGTGATTCAATTGAAAACGATTTTCCTCAGTTGTCAGACGAAGAACGGGAACGAAAAGCAAATATCGAGCGCAAAGAATGGCTATTGGCTCTTATTGGTCGCAAGACCATTGCTAAGGGCTGGAAGATGGATAAAGGCGAAGATAGCGAGCCGTTTGTCTACTTCGAATCGCCTGACACGAACGACGATGATAGCTTTGGCCAGTACATGATCCACGCGCGCGATAACCAAACCTTGGCTGTCACTTACGGCGAGGGTTCACCGCTTGCTGGTGGCGACGATCTACAAGGTTGGGAAGCTGTTAAATCACTTATTCTGTCTGACTACGATCGCGAATCTAAGTTGCTTCAAGATACCGATGACAGCAACGAAGAACCACAACCAATTGAGAACGACGAGCCAAACGCGAACGACCAAGACAAAGACGAAACCACGGATAACCTATTCTGGTATGGCCTACGTCTACGCCCTTATGGCTTGGGTACAACGCCGCCACAACATCAAGTGGCTAAGTACCTCGATCCAGAATCGGCTAAAGAGCAATTCGCTGACGCTGGTAATGGCATTCGCCACGGTGCGATCGCTTATGACCAAAAACTGCCACCAGAACTAGTAAGCAACTTTGACCTAGAGCCGCTATTTGGCATGGTTGAGGGCGACCTAGAAGAAGCGGAGCGCATCGCAACCGAAGCGCTAGACCAATGGGTTGAGGACAAAGGCGTTGATGAAATTCCTCAGTCTACGCTCGATACCCTAAAACAAGTGGGCTTCAAAGCAGCGTTCGCTAAGCAGCTACGCCAGCAACCAGAAATGAAGAACCGCAAGGAAAATCCAAACGCGTACAAGCTATGGAGCGCATCGATTGACCTTGTGACGCCGGACATGATTCAAGAGATTGCCGAAGACCTAATGCTGGTTCAAAGCGATGCTGAATTACAGCGCCAAGCAGAACACACGCAAGGCCGCATGCGCTTCCAAGAAGCTGCTCTATCCCAACTTAAGGATATGCAGTCAGTAAACCCAAGCGATCGCAAACGTCTTGTTATGCTAGCTGACCTAACGCTAGGTACTGGTAAAACACTAAAACGTGGCGAGAAAGTGGATGACCAAGCTAAGCGTATTTCAGAACAAGCGCACCTAGTGGAATCACTACAAGGTGAAACCCTAGCGTCACTGGAAGCGCAATTTAAGAACCGCAAAGAGATCACTGATTTCCTAACGGCTCATCGCATTCCATTTAACCGCCGTGCGAAACGCGCTGACCTACTGCAAGCTATCTTGAACTACCGTGACGGATTCTTTAGTGCAACGGCGAAAATGTTCGACCTACGCGCGCTACGTGGCGACCTATACGAGAAGTTTGAGAACGGCGAAGCGTTAGCACTGGATGACGTAGAAAAAGCGTTTAGCGCGACTACGGTTTACCATGAGGGAGACGTAGCTTACACCAAGGCAAAAGGTGAAACCGTCATTCCAGCAATGGCAGACCAAGGCGAGGACTACCAAAAAGTTGAGCGCTTCATTAAGGCGATTGATGACGGTATCTACCCTGACCTATCCGAACTAAGTTCAGATGAGCTCTTTGCTCAGCACTATGCAATGGCAAGTGTTACCAACCAAGACATCCTGGCAATTCATGGTTTTAGATACTTGGATAACGATGAGCAGATCGACAATGAACAGATGGCGCGCGCTATCCATAACTCGGTCATGCCATTGTGGTACACAAAAGCTATCGAAGCGGAATACGAAAGCCGTGGCTTCCCTAGCCTTGCTGCGTTGCCTGACTTGAACCATAAAGGTCAATTCAAGGCGACACGCGAGAAACGCTACGCACCAGTTGGCACTATTGGCCAATCTGATTTTAGCGTTATCGATACGTACACAGGCAAGGTGCTAGAAACTGGCCTAGAGGGCGCAGCAGCGCAGCAAAAATCGACTCAACTAAACGACCAAGCAGTGAAAGAAAGCACTATTGCAATCTTTAACATGCTTAAGGACGGCAAGACGCTTGAGCAAATTGCAGAGACGGAATACAGCGCACCACTAGAGCCTGTCAGTCCTGCCATGTTCACCACAATCAACGGCTTTGAATCATTGTATTCAACGTTAGCCATTAACGGCTCGGGTTCGCTTCACTCGCGCCCAACACTACGCGAGAACGCCGACAAGCTACTGGCTAAGGTGGACGCTGACGGCAAGATTAACGATGTTGCGCTAACCGAAGAACAAGAGAACCAAATGGAAAATACATTTGGCTACAGTTTCTTCTCTGCGAAGTCGAACAAGGGTAAAGAGCTACGCTTTATCGCTAACACCAATTCTCGCAGCTACCTAACGGTTGACGGTGCTAACAAACTGCTTGAGCTATTGGGTGCTAAGAACGCCGTAGAATCTGACACAGCAGATGAAGTGAACAAGGGTGCATCCGAGGAAGAAAAACAACTTCTCGCACTAGACCCAACTCAATATTCATTTGGCTCAATCTATGAGAGCGAGGGCATTCGAGATACGGGTGAAATCGCTAAGCGAATCCGCGCCTTTATCGCTCAGCTTAAGAAAGCTGGCAAGATCAGTAATGACGTTAAAATCTCAGTACGCAAGCCTCGCTACGGCACACTAGACCTAACGCTGACTGACTTGCCAAGAAACGTCATGCTCTACAATCCAGCTTACCTACAGTTCGAGATTGATAACCCTAACTCGCCAGCGCCACACGGTATGAGCCGTTATACCGAAGCAGTAGATCAGCTGATCGAGTTCGTTAACGCTTATGTAGGCCAATACGACTACAACAACAGCGACACGATGACCGATTACCACGATCGCAATTTCTTTGGTGGCCGCCTAACCGTGGACTTTGATTTTGGTAAAGAGCGCAAAGTGGTAGAGCTCGCGTCTCTAACTGAAATGCACCAGCAAGGCGAACAGGCAGAGGATGACGTATTAGACGTTACCTCATTCCGTGAAAGCCTAGATGAAGAAGAAGCGAAAGCACTTGAGCAGCTAGAAGCCTTTACCAACCTAGAGCTAAAACTTGGTAAGCAGGAAGTGACTTTCCCAACAGGCCGAGTGAAGTCGATTAATGCGAAAGATGAGGACGGACTAACTTACAGCCTAGACGTTCTATTCGACATTCTAGTGACCGACTTAAGCGAAAAAGCGAAAGCTCAACTTGAGACGATTAAGGACTGGCAATCTGCGGATGCCTACTACAACGAAAAAGGCGCATTGGTACAACCAAGTGTTGCGGCAGGTATCCACTCAGTAAATGGCTCAGTGCCAGCGAACGTGTACGCTCCGCTAATCGCCCGTTCATGGTTAAATGAAAGCCACGCTGACATTTATCCGATCGCTAAAGATGGCGAGTACAAGTTCGCGCTATACCAAGGCAACGACTTGATCGGTGAATTTGACGATACAGCGGAAATGGAAGCGCTATTAGTGAAAGCGTTCAATCTAAGTAGTGAAGCACCTCAATCTGAAACAGAGGGCAATAACGAAGAAATGGAACATGTAGAGAAACTAAAGGAAATCCGAGATTTTACTGGTGAACCTACGCCGGAATTGGTTGATGAGTTCCAAACCGCACTAGAACAGGCTTACGCCCACTTCGAAGCTAACGACCAAATAGCAGAGAACGAAGCGTTGATGGATGCCGCTCTAAACAACATCACAAGCATGATCCAAGCGCAAATTTAATCACAACCAAGGCCGCCACTTCGGCGGCCTAAACCGGAGACAATCAAGTGTTAAGCTTAAGAGAAAAAATGACGCTCAACCGCGATGCTGCGGGTTTATTGAAAGAGCTTAAGAGTGGCCAGCTATCGATTGGTGAACGCATCAAAAAGAACCGTGAGCTGGTGGAAATTCTTAATAAACTGACTGGCGCTAACCAAAAGGTTGAGCAGGAGCCGGTATCAAGTTCGGATGAGCCAATATCGGTAGAAGAATTTTCCAAGTTAGGCCGCTCCGATAAGATTGAAAAGCTCAATGAAGTGCTACTTCTGCCTAACTGGTACGAATACGAAATGGCGTTTTTCCCTAACTACCAAATGGTTGAAAAGGGCGATAACTACGTTGTGTACAAGGATGGCGAAAACTTCCAGTTTGGCTACAAAGGGCATATTGCGCGAGGTTTGGACTACTGGAAAAACGATGCGGGCTCAGCCAAGAAAAATGGTGGTTTTGGTAGCTGGTCGCGCGCTGACCGTAGCAAGGCTATCAAGACCATCACTAAGCACATTGAGCAGAATGAGCGCGACAATGGCGAACGTCCAGTTGAACAAAGCGAACTGGTTGCGAGATTCCTTGCAGGGGAGTTTAATACAGCCAAGCCATCGTTGTTTGTTGATGTAATGCGAGACGTTCACTCAGAGGGCTTGGAGCTAGATAGCATCAAGCAAAAAGCTATTGAATGGTTCGAGCACAATCCTGACAAACTGGCCGCTTAAGTTTTCGCATGCGAGAACTTTTTTGCATGGAGCGCGAAAGACACGGATGTTTTCGCATGCGAGAGCTTTAAAACATGACATTCTATATATTTTTCGCATGCGAGAACTTTAAAGAATCTCGTTCGATATAGTTTTCGCATGCGAAAACTTTTCAGAGAACTTGAGAAAAAACAATGAATGTTTTCACTAAAATCCGAGCAGACTTTTACTACAAGCAATCTTTAAACCTTGCACTAGCAGCCAGCGAACGTCAAAACTACGCCAAGGCGCTTTTCGCATTGCTTAAGAGCCTTTAATCCGTTTCCCTGTCCCAAAAGTTTTCGCATGCGAAAACTCGCCACTCCAACCGGAGCGGTCAAATTGAACCAACTCACATCAATTAGCGCCGAAATCAAAGAGGCGAAAAACATCAATGACCTAGCCGAGATTGTTCAACTGTACGCAACAGACAATCCAAAACCCAAGCTAGGACGCACCAGCTACGTTGTGACAGCAAAAGGCGACGAAGTGGAAACAGGCTTTAAAGTCGTGGAAGCCAGCGACCTTATTCCATCGAACGACTTAGACGGTCGAATCAATCCGAACTTCCCGCAAGAACTGCAACCGCGCGACCGTACTCGCGTATCCTCAAAATTGCAGATCTCAAAGATGGCCAACGATTTGCGTCCACAACAATTAACCGATTCTGGACTATCTAGCCACGGCGCACCGATTGTCGGTGCAGACAATGTGGTGGAGTCGGGGAACGGTCGAACCATCGCTATCATCAAGGCGTATCGAGAGGGTAAGGCTGATAAGTACCGCCAGTTCCTAATCGACAATGCGGAGCGCTTCGACCTATCACCGGAGAAAGTTGAGAGCATGCGCGAGCCAGTGTTGGTTCGAGAACGTGTTACCCAAGTTAACCGTGCTAAGTTTGCCCGAGATTCCAACCTCTCTGACTTGCAACAAATGAGCGCAGCCGAGACAGCTTGGGTTGACGCAGAGCGCATCGATGACCGCATGATTGCTCTATTCCAACCGAGCGAAACAGGCAACCTTTTGGCCAAGTCTAACCAAGGATTTATAAACAGTTTCTTAACTGAAATTGGGGATAACTCAACCGCCGGACTACTTACTGAAGATGGCCGACCAACCAAGCAACTGATTGAGCACATGCAAAATGCCGTGTTTGCCAAGGCGTACAAAAACGAGAAGTTGGTGAAGCTGGTAGCCGAGGAAGCCGATCCCGAAATTCGCAACATTTTGAGCGCGCTAAACGGCGCAGCAAGCGCGTTTGTTGAGATGCAATACCTTATAAAAACACGTCTGGAACGCTGGCAGAAGCCGTGGAAATTAACGCCTCACAACCTGACCTCGCTAAGTCAGCACTTGACTCACTGGTGCAAGCAACCGAGCTAGTAAGACAGGCCAAAGATTCCGGTCAACACATCGATGAGCTATTGGCTCAGTCCGGTTTGTTTGGCGACAACGATCCCGAGGCCGAAGCGCTGGCGAGATTCATTGCTGCTAACAACCGAAGCGCAAAACGCATGACACTGGCATTTAAGGCAATGGCCGAGGCAATCAATAGTGAATTGCTTCACCAAGGCCAAGCGCTCGGGGATATGTTTGGCGGCGGTGGTGCATCGCTTATTGATATTCTTGGGCGTGTAAATCAAGAGCTGGAAAACGAGGGGGTACAAACAGGCTTTATGTTCGAGTCTAGTGTGCAACTGGACGAACTTGCAAACGCTTCGAGGCATGCTATAAAATAGTTCTTGGCATATATTGCCTATACAACCTTTATAGACACACAAAAACGCCAGATTTAATTGTCAAATCTGGCGTTTTTGCATTTGGGAGTAGGGGATGTTTACTATCAGGCATCGTTATCACTACGGGCTAATCGACATAAACGAAGACGGCGTTGCCGATGGCCATTCAGTCGCAGGGAATGAGATCCCCGCTTTAAGGAAAGATGGCGAGTATATCTACAGACCATTTAAAGGGGCGCTAGATAATATCTATCTACTGCATGTCCAAAAGGTAAAGCTGGTGAATATCGTCGCTTATTGCGATGACGAACTAGGGCTATTTGGCTGGCAAGACGTGCCGCTCGATCACTATGTGGTTGGTGTCTACCGTGACGGCGGGTATTACGTCCTAACGAAAAACGGGCAGCTAATTAGCCACCCGCTTTAAAAGTTTTCGCATGCGAGAACTTTACACACGATACCCAACTAATTGAGCTTCACCAACTGGCACTTGCTCAAGTTCGCCATCATCAAACAGTACCGTTAGCTTGTCGCTATGCTTACCAGATGCGAACACCAAACCATGACGGTCATTAACCATGACACAAATACTGGTAGGCTTTTGGTTTGCCGTAGGCTTTTTGCTTACTGGTGTCTTATCGGTCTTTTCTGCTTTCTCTGGTTTGCTAGGTTGAGGTGCAACTTCCACCTTGCTATCTAGCTCGCCAGTGCGCAGTTTTACACAATCTTGGCGTGTTAGCTTCTCGCAGCTTTCCAGCGCTTCACGAACGCGCTCAGAGTTATCGACGGTTGCTTTGCGTAGTTCGTTGATGGACTCTACATCACCAATAATCCCTTTTTGGAATGCTTCCAAAACAAAGTCAGGGGCTTTAAGCACATTTAGGTATTTCGAAATGTAGCCGTCTGATTTGCCAAGGCGCTTAGCCAAGCCACGGTTATCCAGATTGTGCTTTTTCTTTGCTTGGTCAAACGCCTTACCTAATTCGATTGGCGTTAAATCTTCTCGCTGAATGTTTTCAATGAGCTGACCAAAAATATCGCCCTTTTCACGGACAATACATTCAACGTGAGTTAGCTTATCGCTCAACATAGTGGCGCGCCAACGGCGTTCACCCTCTTGGATTTTGTATCCCTTGCCATCAAACGGGTAAACAACGACAGGTTGAATTTGGCCGTTTTCTTCTAGGCTTTCGCACAACTCAAGTAGTGATTCATCATTAAATTCTTCACGAACTTGCTCGACTGAATACAAAGAGTCTTTAGGGATAGCCAACACTTTCGCTGCATCGCGGATTTCTACCTCTGATTCATCCAAGAGATTATCTAGGTCGCTAAGCTTGATTCGATCTCTTAAACTTTTGGTCATGCTGTCACCTCTACCATGCGCTTGCAAAGTTCCTCACAAACCGCTGTAAAGCCGAATTTCTCAGCCGCTTTAGGGTTGGTTTCAATCAGTGCTTTGCCTTGGTTTAGAGCTTCACTTACGCGCGTTGTTTTAATCAGTTTGTTTTCAAAAACTAGGTTGCCGTACTCTTTACGAAGTTCCGCTTCCTGTTCGCGCTGGTCGTTTGTAATGTTGGCTTCGATAAGGTTTAGGACAATGCCTAATACTTCCAAGTCAGGGTTCATTCGACGGATTTGGCGCGAGGTCTTAACCAGCTCATTAACGCCTTTGATCGACATTTTTTGTGCTTGGCTAATGATAAGTAGCTTACTGGCCACAAGTAGCGCTGCATGCTGTAGCGCGTTCGCCGCTGGTGGACAGTCGATAAAGATATAGTCGTAGTCGTCTTTGATAAGGTCGATAGACTCAGCCACGTTTAAGATTTGTGATTGAGTAATGTTACCCATGCGCTTATCGCCGCCAATAACGTGTACGTTTTCGCTGACTTCGAAAGGTTTAGCCTTTACTGGATTTTCAAAAAGGTTGTAAGCGTTGTGTAGGCAGCTCGCAGATGTGTACTCTGGATTCTCGACCATTTCCGGTGCGATTGAGCCGCCTAAGTTGTTTTGTGGGTCAAAGTCCAGGAATAGACATTTGTTGCCTTGACTAGCGATGCTAATGCCAAAGTTGTAAGTACAAGTTGTTTTACCAACGCCGCCTTTTTGGTTGGCAATCGCCATGATAATGCTCATTAATTAATTTCCTTTGCTGGTGGAATTTGTTTGCTGTTTTGGTTTGCTCAGTGCTACCTCAAGATCCTCGATATAGCACTGAACTACGTAATCAGTTGTACCGCCGCCGTGCATTGCTTTGTAAATAGCAGTGTGGCAAGGGCTTACACCCTTAACGCCATCAATGAGCTGCTTGGCTTTTCTGGTACTTCCTGCCTTTTGGACTAATTGATTTAATCTTTCGCATCGTTCCTTGGATGCCATATCAATGCCTCTCGATTGTTGTCACTGGCAACAGGCACACACTATACGTTGCCAGTAGCAACAGCACAAGAAAAAAAAGTAACAAACAGAACCGATTGCACAAGTTTTCGCATGCGAGAACATTAGATAAATTGTGAGATTGATTCCATGTGTTTTCGCATGCGAAAACTTTTTGACAATTCTATTACTTAACTAGGTTACAAAGAGCAGCGTCAACAGGCATAAGAAGGGAAAAGCACCTAGTTGCATAATTCATTGTTTTTAATAAAAAAATATTGAAAAACCCGTTGAATATGAAAATTATTTCATATAAATTAAATTACAGATAGGCGGCAACAAAACTATTAGGGGTAGGATTGATTGCATCAAAGCTTATCTGTTCAACGTGCAATCCCCGCCATTTGTTCAGTGGCGGGGTTTATTTTTTCTATCTCAAAAGTTTTCGCATGCGAGAACTTTAAAACATCCCATTCCGTATAGTTTTCGCATGCGAGAACTTCTTACCAAATTCCATGCAAAAAAATACCCGCCAAAAATGACGGGCATATGAGAAAAAGTTTTCGCATGCGAAAACTTAACGCATCGATTTGCTGTTAACACTCCACGCTTCGAGATTTACGTCCTCGATAGAATATTCAAATTCTTCATCATCGACGTAGTAGGTATGTAGGTTTGCTTGCCAGTAGCCTTTATCAACTTGCTCTTGCTGGTACGCCCACGCAGCACACAACAAAATCGCAGAGTCTTCGAAATTGAAGTGTTGCTCTGTGATCACTTCTGAATCGCTGCCAAGGTCATAACCATGCTTGGCCATGAGCGATTTAACCGCCCACCAATAAGCGCCATAGTGACGGTACATGAGCGGATTGGCTTTAAGTGTTTTGTAAATGCCATCTACTTGAGCTTGGATAAATGCTTCTTTGCTTTGCGCTGTTTCTAGCGCCTCATCGAGTAAGGGCTGTAGATCTTCAACGGTAGGCAATTTCACTTGGGTAATCATTTTTGTCTCCAAAAAGTTTTCGCATGCGAAAACTTATCGCATGCGAAAATTTGAGTTAGGCAGCTTCGGCCATTGTGTTGTGAATGGTTAATAGCGATTTCGCTAGCAATTCCAAATCCGCTTTAGCAGAGATAAACCACCAGCCGCCATTAAATTCACTGCTTGCGTTTGATGCGAAGTCAGCGCCGTACTCGGCCTTAGCTTCCTTGTCACCAGCGAACATCACTTTAAGCGAACCTTTAAGGCCATTGTTGTCCATCAAACCAATGCGCTCGTATGGCTCTACAACAATCTCTTTTCGGTTGCGACCGCGCTTAGGCTTCCAGCTAATTGGTGAAGTCACCATTTTAACGTCGATGCCAATGCCTGACATTAGTTCGCTAAACTTCTCGATGCTCTCTACGTTAATGGCAGAGATATTATCGATTTTCACTTTCTGCGTTTCGGTCACTTTAACCTCGGCCTTTTCCGGCTTATCCGCATTTAGGTACTTCTCGATAAATTCCTCACGCTGTGCGCTGCGATAAGTGAATAGCGAACCATACGCACCTTTCATGCGATTCAATGACCAGTCATCCGAGAAGATTAGGCCATCACCGGATAGGAACTCACGTTCGCCAATAGCGTGTAGGTCAGCGCATACCTTAAGCATGGTTTCTTGTGAGTTTTCGCCGTAAATCGCATCGACCTTTTTCAGCAAGTGAGTATCGGTCGTTGGCTTGTATTGCGTCATCCAGCACGCGATCTGTGATAGACGTTTTGCACGGTCAGGGTCGTTGGCCACCAGCTTAGTGAAGTCAGCGAATAGCTTATCTTCCAACTCTGTGCGGTATTCGCTCGAACGTTCGGTCAGAATATCGGTGTAACGAGTGTACTCACGAGCCGATAGGCGGCGCGCTTCGTGTGCGTTGGTGTAACCTGTCCATTTCAAATTGCTTAGATGGTTATCTAGCTCTTTGAGGAACGTGATAGACGTTTTGTAAATCGTCTCCGCTTTGAGTAGTGCCTCTTGATAAAGCTCAGGGTATTTTTCCTCGAATGCTTTGATCTCAAGTGTCACCAGTTCAACGACTTCCTGTTCGCTCACTTGGTTGCCGTTTTCCATCGCCTGTTTGTCCCAATCGCTACCGATAAAGAAACTTAGAATGTCGTGTTCCAACATCACGCGACCTTTATCTTCCAATTGCTTGGTCACTTGGTCGAGTAGGGCTTTCGCGGTCGCTTTATCGCTCGCATCTGGATAAATCAGCGTTTGGTCTGGTTCAACATCCAATCCCCACGGAGTAGAGAATGAGCCGTCAGCATTACGCACCAAACAACGGCGGCTATTACCGTAGGCTTTCATTTTCTTCTCTGCGACCAGTTCAAAGAACGTCTCACGGTCAAACGTATGAGCGACTTCACTTAGTGGTACACCTTGGAGCGCTTTTGCTTCTAGTGCTGCTCTATCCTGATTCACTGGCGCAATTTCAATGATGCGCTCAACAGGTAGATCGACATAGTTGCGTGACGCTGGTTCGCCGTCCATTTCAGTAATAAAGCCGTCCACCGTGCCAGATTTACGGTCGAAGTTGGTGATCATGATTGTTGCTTTTGAGTCGTACTCGGCGCTCCAAGAACGGCTCTTAACTTCGGCTTTGTAGGTGTAGCCATTACGAACAATCACACCGTTGCGAACAATGTATAACTCTGGATGAGTTAGGAAGTCAGGGTAATCCTTTAACACACCGTCATTGATGGCCAGCTCCATTGCTGGTTTCAATTTCTTGATGGTATCGCTCGCTTTGTCGCGGTTTTTGATCGCTGCCTCATAGGTTTTGATTTGGCTTTCTAGCGCAAACAGTCTGCCTTTGGTGCGTTGGTAGTTTTTGTGCTGCCAACTGCCGCGCTTCTCGCCCTCTGCACGTAGGCGATCTTCTTCCACCTCTTTGCGTAGTGGCTCTAACTTCTCGCGTAGTTCGGCCAGCTCGCCCTCAACCGCACTCACATCCAAAGCAAGCATTTGGGTGGCTTTGATGTACTTGCTAACGTTAATACTTGCTAGTCGGCGTTCCTCTAATTTGCGCTTGCGCTCAGCTTGACGCTTAGCCGCTTCGATACGGGCTTTCGCTTCTTCTGGATTTGCTGCCAGCATGATTGCAGTTTCGTCGGCTGCGTCTGCATCGGCGTTCGCAATGTACTTTTCATCACCTTTGAACATTGTCTCAATCCAAGTGGCTTTGCGTTGGATTGTGGCCAAGCGGAAATCATCGAATGAGCCTTTCGACGTGTAGTAGTGAACGTTCACGCTGTTTTGTTTAGAGCCAACACGCGCGCCACGGCCATTACGCTGTGTGATACTCATTGGAGTCCAAGGTAGCGTTAAGTGGTGAATATCGGTTGTGCCATGATGCAAGTTGATGCCGACTTCGCCTTTTTTATTGAGGATCATGAATTTGTATTTCGAGGTGTTGTAATCATTGGCCATTGCTTCCAAACCCGCTTCCTCATCGTCCTCAGTCGCTTTAGAGCCTTTCTTACCCGCAACGGTATCGCTGTTCAAAATACCGATTTCAGACAGCTTACAACCAACAAAATCCGCAATGATTCGCGCGACTTTCTTGTGCTGTGTTTTTTCTTCGGTAAAGACAAGCTGCTTACCGCCAGCCAGATAAATCTCGCGCGCGTTTTCAAGGAACTTGGCGTACTTAGGGGAGACAGGGTGCGTAAATTTCAACTTGGCCTTGTCACAAATGTTTGTGAATCGGTCATCAAGTTGCTGGTGGAGCTGAACCACGCAGTGATCGCCCTCGACCTTAACGCTCTTATCAACCTTAACTTGGATTTTGCTTAGCTTAACCGTGCCGTCTGGTGCCACATCCTCAAAAGCGACCGTGACGGTATTTGGTAGCTTAGATACTGCCGCCTCTACCTCTTTCTTGCTGTCCTTGGCGAATCGGTAGGTAACACGCTCATAGTACAAATCAAGGTCTGTACTTACCTTGTCCATTTTACGGATTAGGCCGAAAACCGTGTCGTTAGGGTATTGCTCGACAATCTCTTGGTTTTCGTCTTTGTCTGGATTACTGATTGCGTCAGCGCGCTGGCGTAGTTCCTCATATAGCGCTTCCTGTTCGCTATTCATTTGGACAACGCTTTGCTGGCTAATCAGGTCAGGAATGTGAACGTTGGCACCAACGGATTTAGCATCCTCGATCGTCATGTAGCGGTTAACGATGTTTCGAAGTGCGTCTAGGTTTTGGAATCCGAGTAGGGCTTCACGCTGTTCAACTTCGCCCGAAATCTTAGTAACCAGCGCTTCGCCAGTCTTACCAAACATGCGGATAAAGTCGTCGCTGTCAAAAATCCCCATCTTGGCAAACGTGTCTGCCGGAATGATGTGGGACAGCATATTGAACATATCAACAGGGCTGTTTACGGTTGGCGTAGCTGTTAGGAAGTAAACGCCTCGACCGTCATTGCGAGCCTTAATGACGTTGTTCTTAAGCTGCATATCGATAGCGCGATCGGCTTGCGCTTGGCTAGGCAAGAATGCCAGATTGTTTCGGTATGAGCCGCCCTTGTACGAGTTACGGAAATCATGCGCCTCATCGACCATAACCGAATCGAATAGCAAGTCCTCAAAGTACGGTAGTTCTTCGTTTTTGGCCGTACCATCGTCAGCATATTTCGCTTCAAAGCGCGCGTTCTTCGCTTGCTCTGTGTGGCTTTCCGCTTCCTTAACTAGCTTGCTTGAACCAGCAATCAAACCAGCATCGCGCATTTCAAGCACGTTGGCCGAAATCGTGTCCGGCTTCAATGGAATGCGGTTGTACACGTCTTTTGTCATTACCACGATGCGAGCGGTTGACTGTGTAAGCTGGTGGAGCTGTTCTGCTACGCGCTTGCCGTTTGTGTCTACGGTCAGTTTGGCGCGCAAGATAGGATCGCCTTTCTTGTCTAACTTCGGTTCGCCCGTTTCATCTAATACCGGTTCCCGAATGATTTTTCCGTCATCGTCTTTGTGAACTTCAAGGCCGATAAATACCTTGTCAGATAGATTGCTTTCACCAAAGAACAGGTCGGACTCATAGAACCAGTTCTCTAACACGGATTTAGGAACAACGATGGCCACACGGTTAGCGCGTTTGGTTTCTAGGTTGTGCTGCACGAGGCCAAGGCCAGTGAGCGTTTTACCCAAGCCAGTACCAAAGGCAATAATGCCGTTACCGTCTGCACTGTGACGGCGAATCGTTGAGTTTTGGTAAGGTAGGAACTCAATCGCACCAGATACGCCATTTAGCGTTAGTGGTGAGTCATCAAACTCCGGCTTAATCCAACCGTTAAACGTATTGTTGTAAACCTGTTCCAAGTATTCTGAATGGTCAGATGATGCAATCCATGTAGAAAACTCATCATCGAGGCGGCGCATTTGTTCACGGATAAGTGATTTATCTTCGTTCTTACTACCGCCACGAACCGCACCATAGTTGATGTACGATTCAATTTGACGCTCAAATCGCTCATCGCTGTTCGCTGCTTTACCTTTCACGCCATTACGAGTTAGGCCATCAATCCATTCGCCATCACGCCAACGGTAGCCAGTAAGGTATTGGCCGGATTCGCTTTGTACGAAATCCTCAAAGCCGTCCTTATCCTCGGTAAAGTCGCCCAAGATAAATTCCGTGTAGCCACGGTCATGCAGGAACTCAAGCATGATGTTTTTAGGAATCCACTTATCGGTAAGCTTCATCTTCACATCGGCAATCGAGAGCTTGTTTCGCTTAGATTCGATGGCTTGAATTTGGCGCATGATGTTAGCTTTCACGGTATCGCTGGTGGTCGATACTAATTGTGCGGTCAGCTGATCCATGCGCTTACCGACTAGGCCAGTCGTCGCTTTATGGAATGCCGTCACCGTGCCGTCAGGGTTTACGGCTACCTCATCCATGTTCGCTAGATAATCAAGCAACTGCTCATCGCTCATCGCATCGATACCGCTTGCGGTGTAATACTTGCGAACGTCATCCAGTGTCAGTGTGGTTATGCCTAGTTCACGGTCGCATAGATGGAACACGTCACCAATGCGAGACGAACTGTATTGAACGGTCAGCTCACGCTTAAGGTCGCCTTTGAGTAGGTCAGATAGTTTGCCCTTAGAATCGATCGATGAGTGGTAGTAATTCCATGCAGAGACGTACTTCTCGCTTAAGTTGCTTAGCGCTTTCTTCGATACCTTAGAACCGCCCATTAATGTGTTCAGCTCTAACACTTCGCCGCTTAACTTCACGCGATATTGTTCGGTCTGGAAGTCCTCCGCGCCCATTGCCATGTTTATCAAGTCGCTATTGGATGTAGTTCGGCTACCAGCAACCAGCGTTGCAAGTGTTTGAACTTTCATGCCAAGTAGAATGCCTTTGTAAGCGTGTTCTTGGCTCGCTTTTGGCAGCTTGGCAATCTCGCGCATTAGGGCTTTAAAGTCGTCATGACACAAGTAACCGTAATCTTCGAAAAGCTTGAGCGCTTGGCTGGCCGATAGCTTAAGCATCGATTCAGTAGAGTAGGTGATAGAACCGATCTCATCGGTGTTATCTACGCCATAGGTCGCCTTACTGATAACGCCTGTTTTCGCATTGCTTTCAGATAGCTCCCATTCGCCATCAATCATTTCGTACTGCTGGCCATTGCGGAAAATCGTGTCTCCATCGGAATATTTCGCGCTCACTGGCTCACTAACCGCTTCATCGAGTAACATCCAGTCAATGCGACTGTCAAAGCGGCGCATTAGCGACTCTTTAATATCATCGTTAGAACGGTTGCCACGCTTCACGACTTTGCGCGCAAACTTACCTACGCCCTCAACAGTCTGTTCGCCGTTGATGAATTTCTTACACTCGCGCTCGAACCACTTACCTTTGAGCCAAGTGTCCCAAAGTACGTTAGATTCAATCAGCGTGTCGCGGTCGGCGCTATCAATCAGTGCTTTCGCTTGGTCGCTGTGTTTGCGCCAGATAACAAGGTCAGTCACTACGCCCGTATCAGAGAACGTGCCCGTTGGTAGTCGGTGCGCGCCCAAAAACTCCGCTTTAAGCGCGAGTTGTGTACGCCACTTCTCAAGGTTTTTCGCATCACAAATACGAGTTGGCAGCACTAGGGCAATCAAGCCACCAGCTTTCGCTTTATCGATAGAACGAGAAACGAAATACTGATCAGCGTACTTAATGTCTTTGTACGCTTTGTCTTTCATCGCGCTAGCGTCTCGAACACCATAAGGCGGGTTGCCGATCACTAGGTCAAAGTCGCCAATGCCAGGATTAGTTGCTACCGCTTCGAATGCAGATTGGATTACATGGTCTTCGGGGTGAAGAATTTGGTTAATGGCCGCCGAGGTCTGATCCATTTCTACGGATGTAGTCAGGGTGCCTTTAGGTTTGGTTTCGCTAAATACTCCCACACCCGAACTTGGTTCAAGTACGCTACCGCCAGTAAAACCATAGGAACGAACTGCATCCCAAGTCGCGCTCGCCAGCCATTTAGGCGTGTAGTATTCGTTGGTAGAGCCACCGATACCGCCAAAACCTGTGTAGTCGCGCAGAGCTGCCTTATCTTCGGGTGAAACGTTGGAGTAGTCGCCGTTGTACTTGGCGAGAATATCTTTGGCTAGTTGGTTAGCCTTAAGGCGCTGGTGGCCTTTTGGAGTGTCGCTAATATCGACAGCGAGCAAGGCTTCAAACTGGCGTACCAGTTCATCGATTGTTGTCGCCTGTTCAATACTGCGGGTTAAATCAGTGTTCATTGAACGTGCCTTTTATTCTTTGGATAAAAGCCAAAAAAAAAGTCGAGCTTTCGCCCGACTTTTTCCTTTCCTATTCCCCATCCCAAAAAAACGCCACTATCAATATCAATTTAAGTTAATGAATAATCTAAAATATCTAAGGAAGTAGATTTTTAGGGACGAGATAATTATTCCGAACACGCAAGTTGTCATCAAGAATAAAAATTAGTGTTTTTGGTGAGTAACCAAGATTCAAAGGCAAGCAATTGAACTTTGACTAAAAAAATTTAACGCATAGAAAATCAATCATTTATTAGCGTATTGGTCACATTGACGCGATGCGCTATCATCCAAGATCATCCCCATCCCTGTAGAAAGCGCCTCAACTAACCGAGGTCGCACATGTCGCAAAACAAGGCATCAATTGGGCTAGCGACAGCTTTAAAACAAGCGTTCCCTTTCTTTAACGAGAATGACGATAAAGAGAGCGGGATCAGTTTTGAATCTGGCGCTGGATATACGGGATCGCCATTCCACGATCGCGAAAACCAATTAGATGAAAGCAACGGCGCTCTGACCAATGACGGTCGAAAAAGCTCAGACCGCTTTTTTCTGCACAAACTGCCGAAAGATCGCTTCATGCTATATCCGATACTCAAGGAGATGGCCGAGGACAGCACGATTGATGCCGCGCTCAATCTGCACCTTGGTCACGCTCTTTCGGTATCAAACGACAATGGCATGGCTGTGTATCTTCATCCAACCGATGAGAAGTACGCCGAGTACTTAGGCCGTCTTAACCGAGAGTTGCTAACTCCAATCAACGAAAACCTAATGA